GGTTGATCTTGGTACGTACGGGTCTCTCGATCATGATCAACTTCCCCCTGACCAGGGCCTGAGCGCCCCGCTGCGCTAGGGTGCCGTCGCCTCTCCCGGTGCAGCCTCCGGAGCGGCAGCGAGCCTGTCAGGGCGCCGCGCGCTACCGCGCCGCGACCGTGCCCCAGTGCTTCGCCTCCCCCGGCCGGCTGCAAGATCACGAGAGGCCAGCGTGCGTAATCGCGCCTGGTGACGCGATAGCGGCCAACCACGAATGGCGTAACGCACTCGACCACGGGTGCGCTAGACCGAACGAGTGAAATACTGGCATCCACTACCGGCGCGCGCTCCCCACTCGCGCCAGTGACGAACGTCACCCGTGGTAGTGGCATCCACTACCGACCGGAAAGGCGCAGGGAAGTGGCATCCACTACCGGCGGGAAGCAATGGGCAGGGTATGTCAGCGTCGACACGCTGGGCAGGGCTCGACCAGGGTCCGTCAAGCCCTGCGGGACGCGTGCCGCGTACCGCCGGCACCTCAACCACGGCGAGGTGACCTGCGCCGCGTGCTGCGCCGCGGAAGCGACCTACCGGCGCAACCTCAACCATCGACACCAGGACGCGCGCCGGGCGCTCACCCGCTGACCACCCGGACCTGCCACGGCCACCCGATCACGATGTCGCGCTCGTCCGTGTGCACGACCACGGTCACGGCCACCTCACCCGGACCTACCTCGCTGCGGGTGCACACCCGTTCGACGTGTCCGCTGGGCACCGTGACGATGACGAGTTGACCGGGCTCTAGCCCGAGCGCGTCCACAGTCCGATAGGTCGGCATCACGCGCTCACCCTCTCGGCGTTGCGCTGGGCGTGGCGCAGGATTGCGACGGACGCGCGCTGCCAGAACCGCACGGCAAGGACCGTGAGCGCGACGCTGGCGGCCGTATTCGCGCCCATGGCGGCAGTGTGGTCGGGAAGCAGCCAAGCGAGCGCCAGGAGGACTACAGCGCCGATCGTGATGCCCAGCTCTACCCGGCGCGCGTGGCGCGACCGACGGGGAGCGGCAGGGATGCGGGCGGCAGGCTTGCGAGCGCCGCGAGTGGTCGGGGTGGTCTTCCGGGCGGTAGTGGTGGCGGCCATGGTGCGCTCCTGAGATATGGGTGGGCGAAACCCCAGTGAAACACACCATGGCCCACACTGCAATGTCGATCTAGGTCCGGGCAGGCTGACGGTCGTCCTGGCGTGCCTCTCGCGACTCCTGCTGACGCGCTGCCGCCGTTTGCAGGGTCGCGCTGGACGTAGGCGCTTCGGCCTCCTGCGCCGCGTGGATGAGCGGGGCGAACATCCCGACCACGGCGCGCATGCCCTGGCGCTGCACGGTCAGCAGTTGCTCGCAGAGGTCGAACCACATGTCGATCAGTTCGGTCGGTTGCCGGAGTTGCGGGGTCTGGGTGCGCTCAGTTGCCATGTGCGGACCGTAGCGAGCGCCCACACCGCGCGCCATGCGGCCAGGTGCGAGTGCGCGCACCCGCGCAGCGCGCCCACCTGCACGCACGCCGGCGCGTGCCCGCCCATGCGCGTCACGTGCGCGTGTGACGTGCGTCACGTGACGCGTGTGTGCGCGAGTGTGCGGTTGTGCGCACAACGCTGCGCGCACGTGTCTCGTACGCGCAGGCGTGTGCGCGCGCATGATGCGCGCCCGCGCGATACCACGTGACATGCCGCACACACAAGGTTTGATCGGAAATCCGCAGGTCAGCGAGACGTTGTGGATGCCACTACGGGGAGGTGCACCATGCCGGGAACCGGTCCTCCGCCGTCGCCTACCAAGCGCCGGCGCAACGTCGACCCCATCCCTACCACCGACGTAGTGGATGACGGTACGTACGAGCAGCTCGCTGGCCCCGAGCTCCCGGACACCGTCGAGTGGCACCCGATGACGCGGGCGCTGTGGGACTCGCTGCGGCGGTCCCCGCTGCTGGTCGACGAGCCCCCGCTGGGCTGGCACTTCCTCATCGACACCGCGCTGATGCACTCGACGATGTGGGAGAAGGGGCGGTGGGAGTTCGCCTCCGAGGTGCGGCTGCGGTTGGCCAAGTTCGGGGTCACTCCGGAGGACCGGGCCCGGCTGCGCATCAAGGTCGTCACCCCGGCCGAGAAGAAGCGCAAGGAGCAGGCCGAGACCACTCCGGCGGCCTCGGTCGCGCGCCGGCGCAACATGCACATCGCCGGCTGATGCTGGAGTGGTACCCGAGCCGGCAGCTGATCACACTCGCACTCGGCGTGCTGGTGCTGATGACCGGACCGGCCGTGTGGGCGGCGCTGCTCTACCTGGTGACGCTGCTGGCCACCACGACCGTGCACAAGATGCGGGAGGAGGCCGCGTGGGCCGAGCCATCCTCACCGTCGCCCTGATCATGACCGCCACGATGGTGTTGGTCCTCGCCCTGGCCTAGACAGCAGGAACGGCCCCCCATGGCGTTGGCTTGCGGGGGGCCGTTCCCGTCCCAGAGCAACACTGGATCCCTGTGGCCAGGCCTTTCCAGTGCTAGCGCCCCCGTGAGCCTCGGTGTCTCCTCTTGGGCTCAGGTTCGGTGACGCCGGCGGCCAGGCTAGCGGACTCCGCTACCGACGCAACCTGGGGGTCTACGGGCAGATCCAGCGGCCGATGGTGATCCAGTAGTTGAGGCGTTTGCGCAGGATAGGGGCGCACTCGACCACCCGCCCACCCTGCACGAGGAAGCCGGCGCAGAGATACCGGTTGGTGACCTGGTAGAGCCCGTCCCTCACGTGGTCACCCGCCTCCGTCGGGGCCGGTTCAGACCGACCACCCGATGCTGGCGCGGATGGTAATGCCGCCCGTAGGCCTTGGCCTCGGTCAGGGTGGTGAACGGGCCGATGACCCGGGCCCGTCCGGGGATCTTCCGGTCGGCCGCGATGACCACCCAGCGAGGGGTCCGCGGCGGCGGGAGGGTGGTGGTTACGGTCTCCTCCCACCACCAGTACCTGGTGACGGTGGCCACGGCAGCTCCCGGTAGAGCTCCAGATGGTCCAGTGACTCCCACTGGCGCCTGCCGCCATACCAGTCTACGAGCACCAGGTTGTGCCCGTACTCGAAGTCCCGGGCCCGCTGCTCCTCGGGGGTGGGGTGGGAGATGTGGCCGACCATCCGCGGGTAGGTGTACCTCGCGGGCAGGGTGCTGACCACCGTCATGCCCGCCACCAGCACCTGCACCGTGGGCTCCCGCGGCGCGGCCAGGACACCCCGAGTCGGCTTGATCCTCGACGGGTCAGCGGCGTCCCGGACGTTCCGATCCCACCACACCGCTGCCCAGACCCCGAGCAGCGGCGCGACGAGCAGTAGCAACCACGGGTAGTGGAAGATCAGTCCGACCACGAACAGCAACGCGACGAACCGGCCGAGCGTGGGTGCCGGGCCCTTCCGCTTCCGGCGCGGACGCGGACGCTGTGCCTGCCGGTCCCGGGCGAGCCGCTGCTGGTGGTACTTCTCTCGGCAGTCGGGGCAATAGCAGCTGTTCATAGCGCACCCGCGTAGTGCCGGGAGGCCTCGGGCACCGTGTGGCCGCTACCGGGGCAGCTGAACAGCCCGGTCAGCCCGAGCGTGGTCCGGAGCACGTCGTGCCACTCGATCTTCGCGTCCTTGACCGGGGTCTCGGCGTTGCGGAGCAGCAGGACGGGTAGGAGGCACACCGGGCAGAACCCGGCCGTGGTGATCACGGCGCCTTCTCGACGAGCTGCTCCTGGCTGTCCCCGAACTGCTGCAGCCGGCGCTTGGCCACCCGTCCAGGGGCGGTGGCGATCAGGGTGGTCCCGAGACGCAGCGTCCGGGCCACGTCCGCCGGCTTCCGCTCGGCCAGCATTTCCACGATCGCGTCGTCCCGGATCTCCCGGACGCGGTCCCCCCACACCTTGACCAGGTCCAGGTAGAGCGACGCGGTCATCGCCCGCTGCTCCGGACTCGGGATGCCTTCGAGCAGGACGATGTCCGACGCCGGCGGCGCCTGTCCGTACTGGAACTCGGTGGTCATGATGTCTCCTCGCGTGAGGCGCGCTGCCTTGCGGGCGCGTTCCTGTTTCTCGATCTTCTTCGCCCACTCCTGGGCGGTGAGCTGGCCGCGCTCGTTCATGGGTGGGTCCTCTCTCGGTGGGGTGTGACGCCGCACAGCGGGCACCGTCGCGATGCTCCGCCCTGGGTCTTGAGCTGCCGCTCGCGGGCTCGGGTGCCGGGCCAGGTCCGGGCCAGTGTCCAGCCGATGCCGGCCTCGGTGATGACCGCCAGCAGCCGGGCCCCGGCACCCGCGGTGTGCGCGTCCAGGCGTCCCGGCAGGTCCGAGGTCCACCCGGTGTAGTGCCGGGCGTGGTGGTAGGGCACGTCGAAGTGCAGCAGGTAGATGGTGCCGACCGGGCTCATCGGCGGTCGCATTTCGCGCAGGTGCCGTTGGGGCTGAGCGTGGTCCCGCAGTTCCCGCAGGACCGCGGCGTCTGGTAGGGGATCATGTGACCTTCGCCAGGTCCGACTCCAGGCACGAGGCGTGCTCCAGGCCAGGGCCGCCGACCTCGATGTAGAACGCCCGGCGGTAGCCGATCGGCTGCTTGCACCGGGGGCACTTGCTCTCGGCCATCTTCCGGGTCTCGGCGCAGTCGCGGTGCTCGCACTCCGTGACGCAGGGGCCGTACTCGGTGCCGGGCTCGGACAGGACTGCTACAGCCATGGTGGTCCTCCTGGGTGGGTGGTCCACCCAAGCTACGCCTTAGACTGTCGACTGTCAACTGTTCCATGTCCCGGGGGTGTGCGATGCCCTGGTCGGGACCGAACGACCACCTGTCCTTCCCGTCCCTGGGCGACCAGGTCGTGGAGTGGATGGAGTACTACCTGGTCCACGGGCCCGGCGACGTCATCGGGCAGAAGGTGGAGCTGGACGACGAGTTCTACGAGTTCATCCTGCAGTGCTACCGGTTGGATCCGCAGACGGGCCGCCGCGCCTACCGGCGGGTGTTCCTGTCCCGGGCCAAGGGCCGGTCCAAGAGCGAGCTCGCCGGCATGCTGGTCTGCGCCGAGGCCCTGGGCCCGGTCCGGTTCGCCGGCTGGGACGCGGACGGACAGCCCGTCGGACGCCAGGTCAAGTCCCCGTTCATCCGCTGCCTGGCGACCGAGGAGGGGCAGTCATCGAACACCTATTCGAACGTGGCGGTGATGCTCACCAGCCTGTCCGAGCGGCACGGTGACACCTTCCCCGGCATCGACATCGGACGCGCGTCCCAGTCGTCCACCCGGGTCATCCTGCACGCCAACCACGGCGAGGTCGTTCCGTCCACTGCGTCCGGTTCGGCCAAGGATGGGGGAAAAGAGACGTTTGCCGTTTTCGATGAGACGCACCTCTATGTGGGCGCCGAGCTGCACCGGATGCACGAGATCGTCCGCCGCAACCTGCGCAAGCGGCTCAACGCGGACCCGTGGTGCCTGGAGACCTCGACCATGTACCGGCCGGGCGAGAACTCGGTGGCCGAGCAGACGCACAACTACGCCAAGCAGATCGCCGAGGGGAAGGTCAAGGAGCGGTCCCTGCTGTTCAGCCACAAGGAGGCGCCCCCGGACACGGACATGTCCGACCGGGAGTCCCTGACCAAGGGACTGCGCATCGCCTACGGCCCGGCCGCGGAGTGGATGGACCTCGAAGGGATCATCGCCGAGATTTACGACCCGCAGTCCGACCCCTCGGACAGCCGACGCTACTGGCTCAACCAGGTCGTGGCCAGCAGCGACAGCTGGATGGCCCCGGACACCTGGGGACGCTGCGCGGACGCGTCCAAGGTCATCGCGGATGGCGATCTCATCGCGCTGGGTTTCGACGGATCCGTCCGCGACGACGCCACCGCCCTGGTGGCCTGCCGGATCGAGGACGGGCACCTCGCGGTGCTCGGCTGCTGGGAGAAGCCCCCCGGGCCGGAAGGTACGAACTGGATGGTGGACCGGGAGGACGTCGACAACACCGTCGCCGGCGCTTTCGAGCGATTTGATGTCGCGGCTTTCTATTGCGACCCGGCTCATTGGATGGACTATGTCGACAAATGGACCCGGGACTATTCGGAAACGCTCCGGATTAAGGCGTCACCGGCGCAGCCGCTGGAGTGGTGGACCAACCGGTCCCGGCAGATGGTGATGGCCCTGGAGCGGTTCCACGCCGCCGTGGCCGACCACGACCTGTCCCACGACGGCGGCAGCCTGCTCACCCGGCACGTGCTCAACGCCCGCCGGCGCACCCACCGCGCCGGAATCCTGATCTCCAAGGTCACCCCGCAGAGCCCCGCCAAGATCGACGCCGCGATGGCGTCGGTGCTCGCCTTCGAGGCGCGTGCCGATGCCCGGGCGGCCGGCGTGGAACCCGCTCGGGCGCAGCTGCGCTCGCGGCGGTTGGTCAGGTTCTAAAGGAGATCCGTCATGCGCACCATCCGACTACTACTCGCCGTCCTGCTCGCCGTCGTGGCCACCGTGGCCCTCGCCGCACCCGCTTCGGCGGTGGTGGCCTGCCCGACCGGCTGGGGGTCGCTGCCCGAGCAGAACGTCGCGATGACCGGGAACCCGGTGATCGGGGTACGCGCCGGCACCCACTCCTGTTTCGACCGGGTGGTGATCGACCTCGACGGCGCGGCGGCGGGCTACACGGTCGCCTACGTGGCGCAGGTGACCGCGGACGGGTCCGGTCAGGTGGTCCCGACCCCTGGCGGTGCCCGGCTGCAGGTGACCGCGAACGCCCCGACCGGGTTCAACCGGGCCATCGGGCGGTCCATGGTGTCCGTGGCCGGCTACCCGACGCTGCGCTCGGTGGTCTTCGCCGGGGGCTTTGAGGGCTACACCTCGTTCGGTGTCGGCGTGCGCGCTCGGCTGCCGTTCCGGGTGTTCACCCTGCCCGGCCGCGTCGTGCTCGATATCGCACATCGGTGGTGACCTGCTACAAGTGATCTACAAGTTGCTGCAAGGCTTGTAGATCACTCGGCCTGCTCCGGGTCCCAGGCCTCGCCGTCCGTGGAGCCCCACTCGGTCGCGATGTCCTGGGACACCGGGTAGAGCAGGGTCTGATCGTCCAGTGGCAGCGGCTGGCCCGGGGGCACCCGGAAGGTTCCCGGGCCCAGCGCCACCGACATCCGCATGCCGCCGAACAGGCCGATGTACCAGCGGCGCTCGTCGCCGGCCGGCTCGGTCACCGGTAGGACCCGAACAGCCCGTGCAGGCGCAACAGCGCCCGTTCCCGGTCCTGCCAGCCCGCCCGGATGTCCTCGTCGAGCTGCTCGACGATGATCTCCCGGACCCGTTCGTCGTAGCGTTCGAGCAGCTCACACCATTCGCCGTCGACAAAGTCGCCGCAGTCGTCCGCCGCCATGTCGCAGAGGCTACCGGCGATTCAGTCCCAGGTCAGCCCGTCCAACTGGACCATGTCGCGCGGGGAGAAGTTGATCGGGATCCGGCCCGGGCAGGTTCGATCCACCCGGGGCCGCGGATAGGCGCAGAACGTGCCCGCCGGTACCCCACAATCCGGGCACTCGAAAATGGCGATGACCCGTTTGACCGCGAAATAGTAGACCTCGGGTGAACATTTATTCGGGGTGCTCACCCCCCACAGTATAGGAGCCCAGGGTGTTGGATTACACACCGACCCCCGGGTCGCCCGACTGGTGGTTACTTCGACTCGGCAAGAAATTGCAGGCGGAAATACGCCGCTTCGACCTGCTGGACCTCTACTGGAGGGGTACCCCGCCCGTTCCGCATGGCAACCGGAAAATGCGGGAGGCCTACCGGCGACACCAGAAGATGTCCCGGACGAACTTCGGCCTGCTGCTCGCCGAGACCGTTCTGGAGCGCATGAAAATCGTCGGGTTCCGGGCCGGCGGGGACGCCACCGACGAGGCTGACAAGGACGCCTGGGAATGGTGGCAGGACAACAACCTGGACGCCGACGCCGGGCTGGTGCACCGCGCCGCGGTGGTGATGAGCCGGGCCTACGTCATCGTCGGCCGCAACGACGAGGGCGACCCCCTGATCACCCCGGAGGACCCGCGGCAGGTCATTCACGAGGCCGCCCCGGAGAACCGCCGCGACGTCCGCGCCGCGCTCAAGACGTGGTGGGACGACGTCGAGGACGCCCAGCTTGCGGTGCTCTACCTGCCGGAGGCGATCTTCTACTACCGGACCGTGCCCGGCCGGTCCAAGGAGGCCTCGACCGAGCTGTGGGCCGCGCAGGTGTGGCAGGTCGACGAGTCCGAGTTCCCCGGCGGGGTCGCCAGCAACGACATGCAAGCGGTGCCGGTGGTGCCGTTCGTGAACCGCCCCGACATGTCCGGTGGCGGCCTCGGCGAGTTCGAAGACGTGATCGACATTCTCGACCGCATCAACTCGACGATCTTGGACCGGATGGTCATCTCGGCGATGCAGGCCTACCGGCAGCGGTGGGCCACCGGCGTGGACCTGACCGACGAGAAGGGGCAGCCCGCCGACGACTTCGACCCGGGCGCGGACCTGCTGTGGAACGTCCCCAACCCGGACGCCAAGTTTGGGAGCTTCGAGATCACCGACGTCACGCCGGTGATCAAGGCCGTGGAGTCCGACGTGCAGTACCTGGCCGCGATCACCCGGACCCCGCCCAGCTACTTGTTGGCCGGCATCGTCAACGTCAGCGGCAACGCGCTGGCGCTCACCGAGACCGGCCTGGTGTCCAAGATCGAGGAGCGGGAGCAGGAGTTCGGCAACAGCTGGGAGACCGTCTACAAGCTGGTCGGCGACATGATCGGCACCAAGGTCGCCTCGGACTGTGAGGTCATCTGGCGCGACCCCCAGTTCCGCAGCTCGCTGGAGATGTCCGCCGCCGCGGTGCAGCAGATGACCGCCGGCGTGCCGTGGCGCACCCGCATGCGCGGGCTGGGCATGACCCCGGGCGAGGTCGAGCGGATGGAGGCCGAGCGGGTCCACGACGCGATGCTGTCCTCGATCCTCGCGCCGCTGTCCGTGGCCGAGGGCGGCCTGATCTCCACCAACCGCGGCGTCACCTACACCGAGACCAACGTCCTGCCGGGCGCCGCGGGATCGGCGTCGCCGGCGCCGTCCCCGGACGTCGTCACCGAGCCGGCCAGCGGGTCCCCGGCCAAGGCCGGACCGGCCGCCGGTCAGCAGTCCACCAAGCCGGTCCGCAAGACCAGCGCCAAGAACGTCGGGCCGAAGAAGTGAGCGCCCCGGACCCGCGGGAGTACCAGCCGGGTCCGCGGTCGAGACCCGGGGGCGGCCCGGACGAGGCGCTCGCCCGGATGTGGACCGAGCTCGACCCGGTCGCGCTGACCCAGCAGAACCTGGTGGCCCAGGCGCGGCTGCGCGCGACCGTGACCCGCTCGATCGTGGGGCTGTGGGGCACGCTCGCGCCCTACAACCGCCCCGAGGCCGAGAAGTTCGTCCAGTACCTGCTGCCGCTGGCCCGCGGCGCTCAGACCGCCATGTCGGTGATGACCGCCAGCTATCTGCACCAGGTCATCTCGGCCACCGCGAACGAGCCGGTGGGCACCCAGGTGACCGTGCCCCCGCGGACCGTGGTCGGGGCGGTGTTGCGCGACGGGTTGGAGCAGTCCGAGCTCTACCAGCGGCCGTTCACGACGATCTGGTGGCGGCTTGGGCAGGGCGACGATCCGGCCACGGCTCGGCAGAAGGGCCTGGACCGGGCGCTGACCATCGCGCTTACCGACCTGCAGCTGGCCAAGACGCACACCGCTCGCGCGGTGCTGGTGGCCATGCCCGAGGTGGCCGCCTACCGCCGGGTCACCCGCGGCGACCTGTCCTGCCCGCTGTGCACCGAGGCGCTGGGCCCCTTCCCGGCCGAGCAGCTGCTGCCCATCCACGACCGGTGCAGCTGCGACCTGGAACCCCTGCTGCACACCTCGGCACCCGCCGAGGCCACCACCACCCAGCACGGCGAGCTCGGCCCGCTGCTGGAGAGGAGCACCTGATGGCCTGGCACATGGCCGCCGCGCTGGAGAAGTTACGCCAGCAGCTCAACGCCCGCGCCCCGAACCGGTCCAAGGCCTCCGACGGAGGGGTTGGCGACGCCGCTCACGCTTCGCGGTCGTCCGATCACAATCCGTGGTATCGGAGCACGGTCACGGCCCGGGACTTCACCCACGATCCGGGCGGCGGGCTGGACTGCAACTGGCTGGCCGACACCCTGGTCCGCAACCGGGACCCGAGGATCAAGTACATCATCTGGAACCGGCGGATCTGGCAGGGCGGCTGGGCGCCGTACCACGGGTCCAATCCGCACACCAAGCACCTGCATCTGTCCGTGGTCGCCTCGCCGGCGTGTGAGGCCACCACCGACTGGGTGCTCGGGCCCGGCGGGCCGCCACCCGCCGGGCCGCCCGCGGTCGGTGGCGGCGGTGCCGGGGTGCTGCAGAAGGGCAGCCGCGGTCCCGAGGTGCTCCGGCTGCAGCAGCTGCTTACCAGCCGCTTCCCGGCGTACGCCCGCTGGTCGCCGTGCACCGACTACTTCGGCGACCAGACCCGCGCGGCGGTGATCGAGTTCCAGCGCCGCTCCGGGCTGACCCCGGACGGGATCGTCGGCGCCAAGACCCGCGCCGCCCTGCATTTCTGACCGTCCGATCCGCACTAAAGCCCCACAGGCCCTGCCGACACGGCGGGGCCTTCGCCATTCCCCGACATGGGAGCTGTTCATGACCACACCGAACGAGACCGTCACTCCGCCTCCGGGCACCCCGCCGGTCACGCCGACCACGAACACGACCGCCACCCCACCGGCCGCGCCGCCCGACACGGGCCCCGACGACCGCGAGGACGAGCTCGCCAAGTGGAAGGCGATGGCCCGCAAGCACGAGTCGGCGGCCAAGGCCAACGCGGACGCCGCCAAGCGGCTGGCGGTGATCGAGGAGGCCAGCAAGACCAACGAGGAGCGCTTGGCCGCCCAGCTCAAGGAGTCCAGCGACAGGCTGGCCCGCTACGAGCTGCGCGACCTGCGCACCGCCGCCGCGGAGACCGCCGGGCTGCCGGTCAAGTGGGCCGCCCGGATGACCGCGACCACCGAGGCCGAGGCCAAGGCCGAAGCCAAGCAGCTCAAGGACGACCTCGACGAACTGACCGGGGGTACCGCAGGCCCGGCGAACCTCCGCCAGGGCGCTCGCACGACCGCTCGGCCACCCGAGACACCGGATGACCTCATCCGGCGGATGGCGGGTTTCCAATGACCACGCAATTCCGCAGCTGACCGGACGTACACCACGGTCCGGCCCTTTTGTCCGCTGCCCCGAATAGAAGGAGTCCACCGTGGCGACCAACTTTGACCAGGGCGTTTTCCGGGCCGGTGCTGCCGGTTCGGTGACCGATCCCCTGGTCCCCCAGCCGCTGGCTCTGGAGATCATCCAGAAGCTGCCCAACGAGTGCGCGACGCTCAAGTTGGCCAAGCAGGTGCACATGAGCACCTCCACCCTGCGGCAGCCCGTGCTCGACGTGTTGCCCACCGCCTACTTCGTGTCCCAGGCCATTCCGGACATGGGCCTCAAGCGCACCACCAAGCAGGCCTGGACCGGCGTGAACCTCATTGTCGAGGAGATCGCGGTTGTGGTTCCGGTGCCCGACTCGTACCTGGCGGACGCGGCATTTCCCATCTGGGATCAGTTGCGGCCGAGGATCGTCGAGGCGTTCGGCAAGACCATCGACCAGGCCTGCCTGTTCGGCACCGGGGCCCCGGCCACCTGGGCCCAGGGCATCGTGCCGGCGGCCATCGCCGCAGGTAACACGGTCACCACCGGCACGGCGGCGGACATCGGGGTCGACCTGGCGGTGCTCGCCGAGAAGGTCACCAAGGAGGGCATCACCAACGTGTCCGGCTGGGCGACTCGGCCCGGATTCAAGTGGAAGCTGATGCAGACCCGGTCCGCGCAGGGCCTGCCGATCTACCAGCCGGACATGCAGAATGGTTCCGGCGGCAGCCTCTACGGCTATCCGGCCAGTGAGGTTCTGAACGGTTCCTGGGACTCCACGCTGTGTGATCTGGTCATGGGCGATTGGTCCATGGCACTTCTCGGAATGCGACAGGATATCAGCTTCAAAATGTTCGACCAGGGGATCATCAACGACGCCGCTGGCGTTGTGGTGTGGAATGCGATGCAGAACGATGGGCAGGCCATGCGCGTTACCATGCGCCTTGCCTGGGCGGTCGCGAACCCGGTCACGTCGCTGCGGCCGAATGCGGCCACGCGGTTCCCGTTCGGCGTTCTCCGGGCCGCCGCGGGGCAGCAGAGCTGACCGATTCCCGGGGTTCATGGTCCCCCGCTGAATCGGTTGGAGGACCCGCCGGGAATGGTGCGCTCCGCTCCCGGCGGGTCCTATCCCCCTACTCGAAAGGTACTGACAAGGTGCGAGTCCTGGTGCTGGTCCACGCGTTCCCGCCGGTGCACTGCGCCGGGGCGGAGATGACCGCGTTCGCGCTGCTGCGCCACCTGGCGGCGCGCGGGCACCGGGTGGACGTGTCGCTGACCGTGCAGGAGGGGCTGCCGTACGAGATCGAGGGGATCCACGTCTACCCCTACGACGGGCCCAGCGACCCGCTGCAGTGGTTCGGCGACCCGGCCCGGCGCCCGGACCTGGTCATCACCTACCTCGACTCCACGGTCCGCACCGCGATCCTGTGCCGGATGCATGGCATCCCGCTCTGCCACCTGATCCACAACACCTTCGACTTCTCCATGGAGATGGTCGCCCGCGGCCCCTCGGACATGGTCACCTACCACGCCGACTGGGTGCAGGCCGAGTACGAGGACTTCCTCGCCGAGTACGCCATCGGCGGCATCCCGCCGTGCTCGATCATGGTGCACCCGCCGGTCATCCCGGCCGAGTACGCCAGCCCCACCGCCGCCACCGGCAAGCACGTCACGCTGATCAACATGTGGGGGAACAAGGGCGCCAAGCTGTTCTGGTGGCTCGCCGAGGCGCTGCCCGACGTGCCGTTCCTGGCGGTCAAGGGCGGCTACGGCGAGCAGGAGATCCACGCGCTGCCCAACGTGACCGTGCAAGAACACGTCCCGGCCTCGGACATGGCGGCCCTGGTCTACGCCCGGACCAAGATCCTGCTGATGCCCAGCAAGTACGAGAGCTACGGCCGCACCGCGGTCGAGGCCGCCTGCTCGGGCATCCCGACGATCGCGCACCCCACCCCTGGGCTGCGCGAGGCCCTCGGCGACGCGGGCACGTTCGTCGACCGCGACGACCCGGAGGGCTGGGTCACGGCCATCCGCTACCTGCGCAGCTCCCGCGGGTTCAACATCGCCAGCCATGCCGCGCGCAAGGTGGCCGCCCGCCAGGACCCGATCGCGGACATGAACCGCTGGTGTGACCTCGCCGAGGAGGTGGGACGCAATGGCCCTCTCTACGCTGGCCCAGATCACTGATGTCGAGGCCCGCATCGCCCGCACCGTGGTGGATGACGAGCGCGTACAGGTCCAGGCACAGCTGGAAGATGCGTCGGCGGTGGTGCGCAACTACTGCCGCCGCGACTTCACGCAGACGTCGAGCACAGACGTATTTCGCGCGGTCGGGGAGGCGGTGACGCTCACCAACCGGCCGGTGATCTCCGTCGAGGCCATCGCGGCGCTCGGCCTCGGTGGGGTCCGCACCACGCTGCCCACCTGGTTCTGGGACGGCCAGGACCGGATCTGGGTGTCCGGCGGCCCGGCCCAGTACGTGCTCAACCTGCCGGAGAGCCTCTACGACCTGGCCGGCGAGTCGCAGCTGGTCGAGGTCACCTACACCCACGGCTACGCGGAGATCCCGGCCGACATCGTGGCCGTGGTCGCCGGCATGGTGGTCCGCACCCAGACCATCCCCGGGCGGGGCTACCTGGCCGCGGAAACCGTCGGGGACGACTCCTACCGGATCGCCGGGGACCGCCAGCCGGCGTCCGGCCCGCTCGCCCTGGGCGCCGCGGACCGCACCGTGCTCAACGCCTACCGGTTCAGCGGGCGGCGCAGCATCGAGCTGCACTCGTGAGCCCCGGGGCCCCGTTCACGCACGGGCAGACGCTGACCGTGATCCGGCGCACCCGCGACGACTACGGCGACTTCACCGCCACCTCTCGGCACCCGGTGCCGGGCTGCGCGGTGACCCGCCGCTCCACGGTGGAGACCACCGAGGGCGGCGCCCGCGAGACCGTGGTCACCCGGCTGTGGGTGCACGCCCCACCCGGCTCCGACGTGATCCCCTCGGACCTCGTCGAGCTGCCCGACGGGACCAAGTGGAACGTCGACGGCGACGCCCGGACCTACCAGTCCCCGTTCACCGGCTGGGCCCCGGCGCACCGGTTCGCGCTCATTCGGGCGACCGGGTGATCTCGATCATTTCGAGCTCGGGCATGCGGTGCAGGTACCAGCCCGCCCCGTAGAGCCCGTTGATCAGCGCCATCGCCTCGGCCTCCAGGGTCACCGGGTCCGACTCGGGGTGCCCGAGCTCGCGGTGCAGGTGCCGCAGCGCCCCCTCGGCCACCGCCAGGATCCCGACGTACGTGCCCCGTGTTCCCCGTGGTTCCGCCATGCCCGAGGAGGCTACCGATGCGCTACGACCCGGACATGCACGGGGCCGAGGGCTGGCTGCGCGGCCCGGAGGCGGCCGTGGTCGCGTTGCGCAAGGCCGAGCAGCTCAAGGCGCACGCCCAGCGGATCGCCCCGGTGGGCGGCGCGTTCGAGGACGAGCACCCCGGGCTGTACCGCAGCTCGATCGAGATCACCGGGCCGTACGAGAGCAACGGCCGGGTCGCCTTCGCGGTGGCCTCCACGCTGCCCTACGCCACTCGGGTGGAGCTCGACTACGGCTATCACACCCTGGGCCGGTCCGCGGACGCGGTGAACGCCCCCACCGAGACCCACCCGACCCGGACGCGGAGCTTCGGCCCGGGGCGGATCCCGCGGGCGGCGAGCTCGGGGCTGAACCGGCGGGTGGTGCGGCGCAACCGAGGTCGCTACACCGCGGGCTGGCTGGTGCGCCGGATCTTGCCCGGGTCGAGCCCGTTCCGGGCCGCGTTCTACCTGCCCACCCGTCCCTCGCTGCGCCGGTTCCTGAGCCCGCGCGGCGGCTACAACCTGGGTGCCGGCGTCGGTGGGCTGGGAGGACTGTCCGTGCTCGGCGGCGCGGCAGTCGGTGGTGCCGTCAGCACCTATGCCGGCGGCGCGCCCCCACCGGCCGCCGGCACCCAGCCCCCACCGGAGGGCGCCCCGAACGACACCCGCGACACGCGACTGCGCCGCCAGCGCCGCCGCCGGCAGCTGCAGGGCCAGGTCGGGGTCCGCCCCGTCGCGGGCCTGCAGGGCGCCACCACGAGGAGGCGGGTGGTGTGACCGAGCTGCTGGGGGTCTACCCCGACGCCGAACAGGTCATCCGGGGGGTACTCGCCCCGCTGGGGGTGACCCTGGTGACCGCCACCCCGGTGACCATGGTGCCGCCGCTGATCGCGCTCACCCGCGTCGGCGGCGACGACGACGGGCTGACCGACCACGCCCACGTGGAGGTGGCGGTGTTCGCCGTGGACCGGCCCGGGGCGTGGTCGCTGTCCGAACGGGCTCGGCAGCTCGTGCTGGCCGCCCCGCACACCGAGGTCCCGCTCGACACCGGGATCGCCTGCATCGACTACACGATCGGCATGGCGGCCCCGCAGCTCGTCCCCTACCCCGACCAGGACTTGCGCCTGGTCGTGGCTGTTTACCAGCTGTCCATGCGGCGGCTGCGCACCACCTGAGCGGTCACAGCGCAAGGCCACTCCGCAATTGCACCTTGCACAGCCGGCCGGTGAGTCCGCCGGACATCACGCAATTCCCTTCGGAGGTCCACTGTGGTCACGTATACGTCCGTTCAGCAGCGCAACACCGACTTCATTCGCAAGAGCCTCGATGCCGACGTGTTCCTGGCGCCGATGACGACCAACCCGCCCACCGCGCTGACCACCGGCGCCGGTGCGGCGAACGCGCTCAATGCGCTGCCCGCCGGCTACGTCGACGTCGGCTATTTGGACAAGGCGCAGGGAATCGACGTGGCTCGGCAGATCGCGACCGTTCCGACGATGTCCGTGGGCCAGCTGGTGCCCACCCGCAACGACATCACGAAGAACGAAGTCACGGTGAAGTTCTCCATGCAGGAGACCAAGCGGATCACCCTGGAGAGCTACCACACGGTCAACCTGGGCGGCACCATTCTGACGGTGTCCACCTCGGAGCTGAACTTCACGGAGCCCGTGCGCCCGACGACGATTCCGCTGCGGATGCTGATCCTGTGGACGGACGGCACCGGCACCGACTCGATCTTCGTGGCGATGGACCTGCCCCGGGTCACGATGACCTCGGTGGGCAACATCAAGATCAGTGACGGGGTGGACAGCATCAACCGCGACGTCACCTACACCGCCTACACCGACGGTGTCCTCGGCTACTCCGTGCGCCACCTCTACGGTGGCCCCGGCTGGGCCGCGCGGACCGCCGCCATGCAGTTCTCCTGATCCTGACCTGCACTGTCCTGATGACCGACACATAGAGACAAGGAGCGCCACCATGGCCGAGGAGATCCATCTGGTCGACCCGAACGGCAACCCCTGGGTGGCCGGCACCGCGGAGGAGGCCAACGACCTGCAGTGCCAGGGCTACCGGCTGGCCGACAAGCAGCCGGCGGCCAAGACCCCGCCGCCCACGCCGGCCCCCCGGGGGAGTGAGTGAAGAAGCTCAAGAGCTTCGAACAGTATGTCGCGGAGGCGCAGCGGGAACCCCTGGAGATCCCGCTGCCCTCCGGCGACACCATCGAAGTTCACTTCCCCACCGGGCGCCAGCAGAAGGCATTCCGGAATGCGCTGCGCGCCGAGGACTCCGATTCCTGCATCGCCGCCCTGTTCGGCGACGAGAAGGCCCAGGAGCTCATCGCCCTGTTCGACGACGCCCCCGGCGACCTGATCCTCACCATCCTCAAGGACATGGGTGAGGCCTGGGGGGTGAGCACGGGGGAAGTGACGGGCTGATCGACCTGATCGACCGCTACGGCCCCGAGCTGGAATACGACCTCCACCACGAGCTGGGCATCGACATCCTGGACTTCTTCCGGGGTGCGCTGCCGTTCTCGAAATTGGAGCGGCTCGCGGCGCTGCTGCCGCAGCACGGGCACTACAAAGCGGCGCTGGCCGACGACGAAACGCTGGACTGGGAGGCGTTCCTGGCCCGGACCGGGGACCCACCGCCGCCCACCCTGCTCGGCTGGAGCCACGAGTACCAGATGTTGGTGGCCGCGGTGGAGGCGCTGCGCGTGCTGACCGCGGTCACCGTTGCGGCGAACAGCGAGGACGGCCAGGTCGATCAGCCCGCCCCGATCCCGCGGCCGGTCACCGCGGCCGACCGGGCGGCCAACCGGGCCCGGGAAGCCGCCCGCCAGGCCCGGGTCGCCCGCATGATCACCCCCACCTAGGAACCGGGTCTCCCGGCTGATCGGAGCAGATCATGCCGGGAGGTCCAGGGTTCCGCGCGGGCACCGCGCACGCCGAGGTCCGGCCCAGCCTCGACGAGTTCCAGCGCGACATGGAGGCCCAGCTGCGGGAGATCCGCGGCAAGTACGAGGTGCAGGTCGAGCCGCAGGTCGACGAGGCGCAGGCGGTCGCCAAGGGGGACAGCTACGGGCGCACGTTCGGCGAGCGGGCCAAGCAGTCCATCGACAAGGCCCTGGCCGCGATCGGGGACCCCAACCTGGGGGCCAACGCCGCCGAGGCCGAAGCCAAGATCGCTGAGCTCAAGCGGCAGTACGAGACCGCGTTCCGCGACGCCAAGGCCTCGATCGACACCTCCGACTTCGACGCCGACCTGAGCCGCCTGGACGACGACCTGCAGCGGTTGACCCGCGAGCGGGTGGCTCGGATCTCCATCGGCGGCAACACCGAGCGGGTCGAAGCCGACATCGAGCGGCTCAAGGAGGAGTACGAGGACATCTTCCGGCGCCGCCACGAGCTGCTGGTCTCCACCGCGGAGGCCTCCACGCAGGTGCAGGCGCTGAACCGGGAGCTCGACGCCGCGATCGAGGAGCGGCGCGCGGTCGACTTCGACATCGCCCCCGCGGAGCGCAAGCTGGCCCAGCTCAAGGCTGGGCTGGAGGATCTGCGGGCCCGCGCGGACTCGGTCACCGCGGCCAACGCCAACCGGTTCCTCGCCGACCTCGACGCGCAGCGGGCCGCGATGGCCCAGCTCTCCGGTGGCCGGGACTTCGAGCTCGGCGGGCAGACCTTCGCCGGCGGCGAGACCTCGGTGCTGGTCCGGGCCGAGACCGCCGCCGCCATCGCCGAGATCGACGCGTTGCGTGCCTACGCCAGCCGCGACGTGACGTTCCACGTCGACGCCGACACCTCCACCGCGGAGGGCGGGATCCGGTCGCTGGCCGCCCGGTTCGCCGAGGCCGGCGCGGAGATGTCCAACCTGCAGCGCGGCATGCTGCTGCTGGGCCCCCTCGCGGTCCCGATCGGCGCCACCTTGCTCGGTGGCGCCGGAGGTCTGCTCACCGGGCTGCCCATCGCGGTGGCCGGGGTTGGCGCGCTCACGCTGGGTCTCGGCGGCATCGGCGACGCGCTCAAGGCCAACGAGTCGATGCAGGCCCAGTCCGCCGCCACCGGTCGGGTGGCCGCGCAGCAGCAGGAGGCCGCCGCCCGCCAGGCGCAGGTGCACGCGATGGCGATCACCAACGCCGAGGAGGGGGTCACCAACGCCGTCGGTCGGTTGGCCAACGCCCGCGCGTCGGCCGCTGCCGGGGCCGAGGCCGCGCAGGCGCGGATCAACGCGGCGGTGCGTGCCGGCGCCGAGGGGGCGGCCACCGCGGCGGCCCGGGTCACCTCCGCCGAGCAGTCCCTGGAGACCGCGCAGCGCAACGAACGGACCGCCCAGGTCGCGCTCACCGACGCCCGCAAGTCTGCCCGCGAGCAGCTCGAACAGCTCACGTTCGCCCTGGCCGACAACGCGTTGGCCACCCGCGGCGCGGAGATCCGGCTCCGGGAGGCCCGGGAGAAGATCGAGCTGGACCGCCAGCAGCACGTCACCGGGCTGCAGCTGGAGAAGGACCAGCTGGCGCTGGACGAGGCCACCCAGCACCTGATCGAGACCAAGGCCCGCGGGGTGCAGCTGGCCGCTCAGCAGCGCGAGGCCGACCGGGAGGGCATCGAGGGCTCCGCCGGGGTCATGCGGGCCCAGGAAGGCGTCACACGGGCCCAGGAGGGCACCGAGAAGGCCACCCAGGCCCTCGCCGAGGCCAAGCGTGCCCAGGCCGCGCAGCACGTGCAGGCCGAGGAGCAGATCGCCGCCGCCAAGACCGCCGCCGCCGAGCAGCACCGCCAGGCCGACGCGTCGATCGCCACCGCGGTGGCGGGGGTGGAGTCGGCGCAACGGGCCCTGGAGCGGGCCCAGCTCGACGCCGCCCCGGCCGCCGAGTCCGCCGCCAAGGGGGCCGACGCCTACGCCGCCGCGCTGGCCAAGCTGACCCCGGCCGGGCGCGAGTTCGTGCAGTTCTACCTGTCCGAGCTCAAGCCGAAGTTCGCCGAGCTGCGGGAGACCGCCGCCCAGGGACTGCTGCCCGGGCTGGAGGAGGGCGCACGCCGCGCCAAGCCCGCGTTCGACGGGATCAACCGGCTGCTCGACGTCACCTCCCGGGCCCTGGGTGACCTGGCCATCGACGCCGGCGACGCGCTGGCCGGACCGGTGTGGGACGACTTCATCGACTACCTGATCGAGAAGGCGCCCGGCGCCATCCGCACGTTCGGCCGGATCGCCGGCAACATCTTCGCCGGGTTCGCCGGGCTGGCCAAGGGGTTCAGCCCGTTCTTCGACGACATCGGCGGCGGCATCGAGCGGATCACCGCCAAGTTCCGGGACTTCGGCATCTCCGCCGCCTCCGGAGGTAATAAAAAGTTCAACGACTTTATGGCATATGTCAAGGAAAACGGGCCGCGGATCTGGGACATCCTCAAGAAGCTCGGCGAGGTGGTCGGCAGCATGATCATCGCGCTGGCCAGCGCACCCAACCTGATCATCCTGCAGGCCCTGATGACGGAGCTGGCCAAGATCCCGCAGCCGGTGCTCATCGCGTTGATCGACTTCTTCATCCTGTTCAAGTCCGCGCAGATGGTGGCCGGGATCGTCAGCGCCGGCAAGGGGCTCAAGGAGGGCGTCGACTCGATCAAGGACTTGTCGAAGGCCGGTGGGGTGACCGGCGCGGTGACCAACCTCGGGCTCATCACGCTGGCGGTCGGCGGGCTGTACCTCGCCCTCAAACAGGCCGCCGAAGAACTGATCAAGCTCTCGGGTGAGGACCCCACCGCGGTGCACCCGGCGGCGCAGAGCGCGCTGCAGCGGTCCCGGGATCCCCGGCTAGACCCCGGAAAGGCGCCCACCCTGGGCCAGGAGATCGCCGGCGACGCCGGGTATTCGATCGAGAACATCACCGGCCATCGGGGTCAGAGCGAGATCACCCGGCTCTGGCACACCCTGCAGACCGGGGAGTCCACCTTCGGCCCGTCGCAGGCGCAGTTCGAGAACTCCCCGGTCATGAAGTTCACCAAGGCGATGTCCAAGGAGCTCGCCGGGGCCCTGCTCAACCTCATCGACTTCGGCGGGAAGGTCAGCAAGCTCCTCGGCAGCGCCAAGGAGGAGTCGAACAAGACCTCCCGGGAGACCGGCGCCGGGATCCTGGCGAACATCGCGCTGTGGACCGGCGGCGGCATCAAGCTGATCGGGCTCTACCGCGACGAGACCGACAAGAGTCTCAAGAAGCAGGGCACCGACGCGGTGGTCACCGTCGGTACCTGGACCGGCTGGGCGCTCAAGCTGGTCGACTGGTTCACCGGCACCTCGAAGGACAACCTCAAGAAGTGGGGCACCGACACCGTCGTCGACCTCGGCGTGTGGGTCGGCGAACAGGCCGGCAAGCTGGGCAAATGGGCCGGTGAGCGGTGGGCGGGGATCGACAAGTCGAACACCGACACCCGCACCTCGTTCTCCACCTGGATCGTCGACAACCTGCTCGCCTTCACGACCTGGGGCAACCAGGCCAAGATCGTCGTCGACACCGCGATGCTGGGCCTGTTCAACGCCATCAACGGCTGGCTCTCCATGATCAGCTTCGACATGGACAGCTGGCAGTACGCGCTGCTCGACGGCATGCGCCGGGCCTTCATCGGCGGCATCAACTCCGTGATCGACGTGCTCAACGGGTTCGGCGCGGCGCTGTCCGGGCTGGCCAAGGCGCTCGGCTTCGACATCACGATCAACGTTCCGCGGATCCCCAACCCGGGCCCGGGCGGGGTCGGCGGCGCCCTGCAGCGCTCGCGCAACCTGGCCCGCGGCGGCTACGTCGACGAATACGACGGGACACCCGTGTCCGGGCAGCTGCCCGGCTACAGCCCCGGCCACGACACCATCCCGGCCCGGCGCGGCAACCAGCCCTACCTGCTGGCCGGCGGGGAGTACATCGTGCGCCCGGAGGCCACCGCCGCGATGGGCCCGGCGGCCATGGACCTGATCAACCGGGCGCACGAGAACCCGGTGCGGATGATCCGGCCCCCGGAGACCGGTGCCGTGTTCGGGGCGCCGGCCGGCGGTGGGGTCAGCGGGCTGTGGCAGCAGATGTGGGCCATCGTCAAGGCCGCCATCCCGTTCGCCCGGCTGAGCTCCTCGGTGCGGAACGAGCCGGGCAGCTACCACCACACCGGCCAGGCCATCGACATCGCCGGCGGCGACATGCGCGCCATCGACAAGTGGATCTACGACAAGTACGGCGGGGCGATCTCCGAGCTGATCCACACGCCCGGTCCGTACAACGTCAAGGACGGCCGGCACCACACGTACTCGGCCGGGGTCCGGGCCGACCACTACGACCACGTGCACTGGGCGATGACCGCGGCCGGTCTGGGCCGAGGCGGCGTCGGCGGGGCACTCGGCACGGCCATCGGGGCGATCGTCACCTACCTCACCGACAAGGCCCGCTCGGTCATCGACCCGGTCCGCCGGGCGATCGACGGCATCGGCGGCAAGACCTTCGGCGGGAACATGGCCGCCGCCGGGATCAAGAAGGTGCTCGACCACCTGTTCAACGTGGCCGTGCGCAAGGACGCCGAGGCCACCGCGGCCGGTGGGGCGGCGACCGGGGCGACCAGCGACGAGGCCGCGGGCATCGTCCGGATCATCTCCGATGTGGCCCGTGGCCGGTTCGGGGACCGGGCCCGCCAAGCCGCGATCATCGGGACGGCCACCGGCCTGGTCGAGTCCAACCTGCGCAACCTCAAGGTGGCCGTCGACCACGACTCGCTGGGCGTGTTCCAGCAGCGGCCCTCGATGGGCTGGGGCAGCCCGGCGCAGCTGACCAACGTGACCTACGCGGCCAGCAAGTTCTTCTCGATGTTCCCCAACAACTGGTGGACCCAGGAGCCCGGCCGGCTCGCGCAGAGCATCCAGCGTTCCGCGTTCCCGGACCGCTACTCCACCCGGATGGGGCAGGCCACCGGGCTGGTCGGCCAGTACGGCGGCTTCGACACCGGCGGCTACCTGCCTCCCGGCATCACCACCGTGATCAACGGCACCGGGATGCCGGAGCGGGTGCTCACCGCGGACCAGACGCGCAGCTTCGACCGACTGGTCACCCACCTCACCCGGCACCCGCAGGCCGCCGGCGGCGAAAGCCACCTGCACCTGCACGACACCGGGTGGACCCCGGAGCAGGCGTTCAGCGAGTTCACCCGGCGCCAGGCCTTCGCCGTGCGCACCCAGGGCTGAGGGGAGGGTCCGGTGCTGCTGACCTTGGACACCATCTCGATGTCGCACCACCTGCTGGCCAACATCGGCGACTACGCGCCCTACCTCGACAGTGACGGTGTCGAATGGATGTGCACCGAGGAGACCGGGTGGTTCGGCTCGGCCTCCATGCGCCCGGTGCGCACCCCCCGGGTCACCGCGGACGGGGTCTGGCGGGCGGCCAACTACCGCGATGTGCGCACCGTCGGGCTGGTGGTGGCGATCACCGCGCCGAGCACGTTGACCATGCGCCGGGCGCAGCAGGAGTTCATGGGCATCTGCTCCGACCCGACGCTGCTCTATCCGCTGACGGTGACCGACGAACTGGGGACCTACACCGCCGCGGTCGAGCTCGACGGGGCCATCCTGAGCCGGGACCGGAACTGGAACAGCCTGGAGTTCTCGGTGCAGCTCGTCGCCCCGGACCCCAGGAAGTACCAGGCGACCGTGGTCAGTCCGCAGACCGGGCTGTTCAACCCCGGCGTCGGCGGCATCGACGCCACCACCGGCATCTCGGCCACCACCGGGATATCAGCGGGCACCGGTGGGCGGGCCGCCGCGGTCTACATCACCAACGATGGGACCGCGCCAGTCGGGCCGGTCATCGAGTTCGTCGGCCCGGTGAGCAACCCGGCCGTGTTCGACGCCACCACCGGCAACCAGGTCACGTTCCTCGGCGACATCGCAGACGGGATCTCGCTGTTCGTCAACTGCGACCACATGCCGCAACCGACACCCACCGGGCTGCTCATCCCCGGGCACGGGGCCCTGGAGGGCGGCACCGCGAGCCGGCGCGCGCTGCTGTCCATCGCCGGCGGCGGCTGGCCGATCATCCCGCCGGGCACCGTCCGGCCGCTGATCTTCTACGGCACCTCGGCCGGCGCTCCCACCATGACCGCCCACTACCGCACCGCCTGGAGGTGAGCGATGGGCACCGCCGTCGCGAGCGCTGTCGACCCGTGGTTCGTGAACACCGCGCTCACCATGTCCGAGGCCCGGTACGCGCTGTCCGCGCTGGTCGGTCGCGACCCCACCAGCAACGTGCTGGCCGAGACCGGGGTGCTGCAGGGCGGGGCCACCCCGTTCTTGCCGGTGTCCAACGGCACCGCCGGCGCCCCGCGGGTGGCGGTCGGCCCCGGGCACTGCATCCTCACCACCGCCGGCGGCGGCACCTACGTCTGCACCTGGCCGGCATCGACGAACGTGAGCTTGACCGCGCCGGCGGGCAACCCGCGCATCGATGTGCTCTGCGCCCGGGTCCGGGACACCGACGTCGACGCGTCCGGGCTCAAGGTCTTCGAGCTGCTCACCGTGGACGGGATCGCCGCAGCGTCCCCCGCGGTCCCGGCCACCCCGGCCGGCTACATCGCGCTCTACAACATCCTCTGCGCCACCAACGGCACGCTGACCATGACTGACGTCCGGCAGTTCACCCGGGCCGCCGGCGGGATCCGGCCGGTGGCCAGCGCCACCGCCCTGGCCCGCGCCGGGTCCTACAACGGCGACCTGCGGGTGCAGACCAACGGCCAGATCGACGTGTGGCTCACCTCGGCCTGGGTCACGGTGGCCACCCCCGCGGTGTGGACGAGCTTCACCCCGTCGCTGTTCTGGAGCGGCACCGACAACCAGGGCAACACCCCACCGGGCACGGTCAACCTCGGCGCGGGCAGCTCCTCGATCGGCCGCTACCTGGTCACCGGCAAGAACATGCACCTGCGCTACGTGTTCCGGGCCACCCTGTCGGGCAACAACTTCGGCTCCGGGACCATCTACTCCCAGCTGCCGCCCGGGATCACCTCGGCGCCGCAGGAGGAGACCCAGATTTTCGCCAAGATCAACGTGCTGCCGGATGCCGGGATCTTCCTGGGCAAGTGCTTCATCCCGCCGAGCTCCACGGTGATGCGGCCCTACTTCCCGATCAACACCCAGGAGAACCGGCTGCACGACTACATCGCGGCCACCCAGTCCGGCGTGATGGGGACCGGGATCCCGCAGCTGGGTGGGCAGTACACCTTCCCCGGGATCATGGTCTTCCAGGGCACCATCGAGATCACCTGATGGCCGTCTACACGTGCCTGGTCGCCCGCACCACGACCGGGGAAGTCGTCGACGAGCTGCCGATGTCGGACTTCACCTGGTCCGACAGCCTGGACCTGTCCCGCGCCGGGTCGATGACCATCACCACCCCGCTGCTGTCCGACGGGCTGACCAGCGACGCCAGCAACCGGGTTCGGGCCCGCTCGGTGGCCGGCTCGCACTGGTACTGGACGCTGATCCTGATGCGCGACGCGCAACCGCTGTTCGCCGGGCCGGTGGTCACCCACGACGTGGCCGCGGACCGCTCCACGGTGCAGTTCGGCTGCACGTCGATCGCCACCCTGCTCGACGCCCGGATGGTGCTCAAGGCCGGCACCGAGCTCACCCCGGCCACCACCGACTCCAACCTCATCCTGGAGGTCGACCAGTACAGCATCGCCTGCACCCTGCTGGCGCTGGCCACCACCGGCACCGGCCGAGCGCTGCCGTTCACCCTGCCCAGCCCGTCGATCGTCATCGACGTGCTGCGCAACTACACCGGCGCGGACCTGGCCTCGGTGCTGGAGCGGCTCACCCAGCTGTCCCAGGAGAAGGGCGGCCCGGACATCCGGTTCCGCGCCACGCTGGACCTCAACCAGCGCCAGCTCGGCTGGACCGTCGACGTCGGCAACCCCCGGCTCGGGCTGGTGAGCTCGCCGTGGGCCTGGGACTTCCCCACCACCATCACCCAGATCGCCGAGACCGGCGACAGCTCGGAGATGACCTTCCGCGGGTACGTGACCGGGGACGCCGCCGGGAGCTCGGAGATCCCGCCGATCGGGGTGGCCGAGGATCTGACCTTCACCGCACAGGGGTGGCCCATGCTCGAACGCAGCACCCGGATGGCCGACTCGGTGCACGAGCTGCCCGTCCTGACCAGCCACGCCCAGTCGTTCGTCGCGACCAACCGGCTCCCGGCGCTGACCTGGACGATCGAGGTGGACCCGGAGGCGTTCCCCGAGATCGGCACCTGGTCCCTGGGGGACAACGCCACGTTCAACGTGTCCGGGGACTCCTGGGTCCTCGACGGGACCTACCCGCAGCGGCTGATCGGGGTCACGCACACCCCGACCTCGGCCAGCCTGGAGACCAGCTCGGTACTGGTGAGCCCCTGATGGGCCGCGTCGAGGTACCCACCGACCTGCTCCAGCAACACGCCCAGCTGCGCACCGAACTGCGGGAGGTGGCCCGGCGCACCATCCCCTCGGCCGGGGCGATCGACCGGCTCTCCGCGGGCGCGGTCGCCTTCCGGGAACGGGTGGGCGGCAACTTCGCCCCGTTCAACGGAGCGGTCAGCCGGGCCGTGATGGAGCTGAGCGCTACCGGCCTGGTCCCCGGTCGGACCTACCAGGTCAGCGTGCGGGCCGGGGTCTGGGTGGACGGGCCCGGGGACGCCACCATGGCGTGCTGGCTCGCCTTCACCACCGACGGCACCACGCCCACCACGGCCAGCCTCATCCTGCGCTCCACCTCGTTCCTGTGCGGGCAGTTCGGCTCCGTCCGGGAGGCGATCATCGACGGCACGATGGCGCCGTGGCCCGAGGACGCCGACACGCTGCGCGCGCTGTTCTGCGTCTACGGCCACGACGGGGGCCGCGTCTTCGGGGTCTACAACGACCTCAACTTCGCGGGCAACCGCTGGCCGGTGTCGATGTGGATCACGGACATGGGCAAGCCCACCAGTGGCGGCATCGACTACTACTAGGGGGCCCCGTGGCTGACTACCCCAACTTCGTCGACTACTTCACCTGGGTGACCACCAAGCAACGGGTCTTGGTCTATGACCAGCACGGCAAGGAGGTGGCCCGAGGCAGCGTGACGGCCTTCCTGCCGGCCAGCGTGATCCTCACCTTGGACGACGGCGGGCAGGCCGGCTATCCGGTCACCCGGGTGCGTCCGCTACAGTCCGACGACGCCCCCGACCCCGCCGTGACCGCACTGGTTGCGGCCGGGGGCGCCCCCGATCTCGTCGCCGCCGAGCGGCTGCAGCACGCCCTGACCGCCGCAGGCTTCCGGCTGGTGCCCACGTCCCGGGTCGAGCCACCCGGTCGAGGCGCAGCGCGGGGCGCATCATGACCGACATCGGCAACGGGGGCTCGGCACCACGCCGGTGGACCATCGAGACATTGCGCGTGCACACCGCCGGTCAGCTCGCCATGCTCCGCGGGGACATGATCGCGCTGCGCCGGGAGATCGCCGCCGCCGCCGAGTCCAACGTGGCGGCGCGGCAGTCCGTGATCACTCACGTCAACGACCGGGTCGCCGATATCGAGGCGGCGCTGCAGCGGATGGAAAGCAGCCTGGACGACCTCACCGCGCGGATGACCACCTCGGAGGGCCGGGAGCGGGGCGCGAGCGCGCTGTGGGCGCACATCGTGGCCGGGGTCGGGCTGGCGTTCGCCATCCTCGCGACGTTCCTGGCCTACTCCAACAGCCAGGCCGAGCCTCCACTCCCCCCGGCCGGGATGATCGTTGTGAGCTCGGTCTACTCTGCCCCCGATGTTCCCCGTACCTCCCCGCTGGGGGCCTCGTTAGACCGTGCGAACGCTCCATCCCCTCTTGAAGTGGAGTCGCCTCGACCATGCCCGCCCGATCCGCCCTGCGCCTGGCGCTCAGCTCCCTGATCGTGGTCGGTGCCCTCGCACTGGCGCCCAGCGCCGCGTTCGCCCAGGACACCACCGACAACAGCACCAACGACAGCAACAACGACAGCTCGGTCAACGACAGCAACAACGGCAACGTCACCCAGGTCTGCGTGCCCATCGCGGAAGCCACCGGCGGGACCAACACCGGCACCCAGTCCGGCACCAACACCGGCCCCACCACCACCACGACCCCGGGCCCGCTAGCCCAGGCCAACGAGCAGGCGCTCACCCAGGAGGCCGGCGCGGCCCCCGTGGTGTCCTGCACCCAGATCGCCGGCGTCCCGATCTTCCCGGCCACGACCCCGGTCCCCGAGCCGACCGTGACCGTGTCGGCGACGCCGGCGCCCTTCACCACGGTGGACTCCGCCACCGGAGCCACGGTGTCCTCGCTCAGCCAGCTCCCCGTGGGCGGCGCGGACACCGGCGGGGCATGAGACCGCAAGGCCGCATCGGGCGCGCAGTTGCCATTCTGGGTGCGACGCTCGCCCTGGTGCTGTCGGCCGGCTGTGGTGGGGCCCCGCAGCCACCCACCACAGCCGGCCGGCATGACTCCCCGGTGCCCCCGACGATCCTGGCCAAGCCCCCACTGGCCGCGCCGATCACCTTCGACATCAAACGCCTCGGTATCGCCGGGTCGACGCTGATCCCGCTCGGGCTGCAGCCCAACGGCACCGTGGAGGTTCCGCCGGTCACCGAGCCGATGCAGGGCGGCTACTGGCGGGCCAGCGCGCCCACCGCCACCACCCCCACGGTGATCCTGGGCCACGTCAACGGCGGCGGGCAGCCCGGGTTGTTCGCGCAGCTGACCGAGCTGGCCGAGGGGGACACGGTCACCGTGCACCGCGCCGACGGGACTTCCAGCCGGTACACGATCATGCACAGCGAGCGGGTCAGCAAGGATCGGTTCCCGACCGGCTGGGTCTACGGCGACCAGGCCGTGCCGACGCTGCGGCTGGTCACCTGCGGCGGGGAGCTCGACACCGCCCGGCACAGCTACCGGGACAACATCGTCGCCTTCGGAGCCCTGAGCCCCTGACCTGGGAGGCGGCCGTGGTCGAGCACGAGCTGGTGCTGTCTCGCTACGTCAGCGACGCCCGACCCGCCGAAGCGGTGAACGAGGCGATCGAGGAGATCCGCGGGCTGGTCTTCGAGGCCACCGCCACCGAGGCGGAACTGGAGTACTCCCACGACGGCGCGGGCTGGTTGATCACTGGGCGCTACATCCGGAACGAGGAGGACTACCTGTGGAGCAGCGCGCCATGATCGCAGAGATCCGGCAGTGGGTGATGTCGCTGCGCCGCCGCAACGACAACCTCCAGGAGCAGGTCAACCAGTTGTCCGCGGATCAGACCGATCTGTGGGAGTACAACCTACGAACGGAGCACCACGCTATGGCTGCATTCGAGGATCTCCAGGCCCAGGTAGCGGCGCTGACCGCCACCGACTCGGCCCTGATCGCCGCGATCGACGACCTGCTGACCCGGGCCCAGAGTCAGGGCCAGGTGTCCGAGGCCGAGGTGCAGGAAGTGGCCAACCTGGTCAAGGACGAGGTGGCCAAGCTCAACGCCGAGACCGAGCGGATCGCCGCCAGCCACCAGGCGGCCCCGGAGCCCACGCCGGAGCCCGCGCCGACGGAACCTCCCGTCGCCCAGTGAGCGCATGGCGGGCCGCGCGGTCGGGGTCTCCCGTCGCGCGGCCCCATGCCGTAACCTGACACGATGATGTCCAATAGACGGGCGAACTGGGTGTGGACGTGCGCGCTGGTCTTGGCAATCAGCGGGTGCAGCCCCAACCCGGCCACGCCGCTGCCCGACCTGAGCACCGTGACCGCGCCGGCCTCGCCGACCGTGGCCGCTCCTTCGCCGACACCCGCCCCCTCGACCCCCGCTCCGGGCCCGGCACCGGCCTCTGGCGCCGCGCTTGGCCCCTACACCGGACCGTGCACGATCGTCGATGGCCGCGCGGACCTGCGGTGCACCCCGGGCGCGCACAACCCCGACGTGACCGAACAGACGCTGGACACCACGATCTGCAAGCCGGGCTGGACCGCCACCGTGCGCCCGCCGTCGTCCTACACCACCGCCCTCAAGAACGATCAGAAGATCCGTTACGGGCTGGGCGAGATGTCCAACACCGTGATCGAGGAAGACCACCTCATCCCGCTGTCGTTGGGCGGCGCGGTGGCCGACCCCCGCAACCTGTGGCCCGAACCGCGCAACGGGCCCCGAGGTGCCCAGGTCAAGAACAACATGGCCAACGATCTGCACCGCGCGGTGTGCACCCGGGCGATCCGACTCCCCGACGCCCGGGCCGCGATGCTGCAGAACTGGACCCACCCGTGACCGCATTCCGCACCGTGTTCCTACGCGACTCCGCGCTATGGCTGGGCCTGGTCGCCGTCGCCACCCAGCTGGGCACCGCGCTCTACGCCCCGTTCTCGATCGAGATCCAGGGCCTGGTCAACGCGGCCGTGGTCGCGCTGGCCGGGGTGCTCACCGCGGCGTTCGCCGCCGCCGACCGGGTACCGCCGGCGGTGCTCGGCTTCATCCAGGCCGCGATGGCGCTCGCGCTGGCCTTCGGGCTGGCCCTGACCCCCTACGTGCAGTCGGCGATCATGACCGCGCTGACCGCCGGGTTCGCCGCGTACGCGCGCACTCAGATCGTCGCGCGGGTGCCGGCCCCACCGCCGCCGGGCATGCTCGTCGTGCCGCCGGATCTGCACGTGCCGGACCCGGACGCGACGGACCCGGTGGACATGCACGTGCCGGACCCGGATCCGCAGTACCCGGTGGACGAGATGCTGTCGGGCGAGCAGGGCAGTTTCGTCGGCCAGCGCATCGGTCGGCACGCCCGCGGTGGGCAGCTGCCGATGCCTCCGGGCGATCAGCCCCCGGGCGACGAGGTCAACTACCAACCGACCTGCTGAGGAGCTCCCCGTGGCCGTGCGCTTCGACTTCACCGTGCGGTCCGGCAACACCCTGAGCCTGTCCGTGCCGGTCTGGGACGGCGAGGGTGGCCCGATCCTGCACGCCACCCTGGCCGCGAGCTGGTCCGCCCGGGCCGCGGTCCGCCCGGTCGACGAGTCCGACGTCGTGCTGCAGGCCTGGTCCACCCAGGCCGGCACCATCACCTGGGGGCTCACCTCGGCCATCCCGCCCGTCGGTCCCGCGGCCGAGCAGCTCCAATACGTCACCACCGGGGCCGCGCTGCTGGCCATCACCGGCGACATGTCGGCGGCCTGGGACTGGAAGGTCGGCGAGTACGGCCTCGACGTCATCGACCCCACCGGCGAGCCCACCGAGATCCTGCTCGGCGTCATCCGCGTCGAGCCGGACGCCGCCCGTCCCTAGCTCCTAGAGCTCCACCACTGCACCCTCGCTGCCGCCGGCACGGGGGTGTTTGTCATGCCCGCTACCAGGAGGAACAACGCGATGAGCCAGCCCGTCAGAAACTGCCTCGCGTGCGGGCAGGTCGACGACCACCCGCGCCACGTGATCACCCTGCCGGACCACTCCGAAGTCACCTACCACATGGACTGCCACTCCAGAATGAACCCGCCGTGCGAGGTGTGCACCGCGCAGACCGCGAACGCCGAGGGGAAGACCGGGGACGAGCTCCGCGCGGTCATCACCAGCCCCGAGCAGGCCGAGTTCCTGGCCACCAACTACGCGAACCTCCTGGAGGGCTGAGTCATGCCTGTGCTCGCAACCGGCGAGAGCGACCGGTTCCTCAACGCGTCGATGGGCACCACCACCTATCTCGCGACGGTCACGCCGATCAAGCTGGCGCTGTTCACGGTGATCGGGACGGCGGCGGCCACCGGCACCGAGGTGGTCCCCGGCGCCGGGTCCTACGCCCGCCAGTCGATCACCGTGTGGACCACCGCGTCCGGTGGCACCGGGTGCTCCAACACGACCGTGGGCACCTTCCTCAACATGCCGGCCACCACCGTGGTCGCCATCGAGCTGTTCGACTCCACCGGCAGCCCGGTGCGCAAGTGGTTCGGGCCGCTCACCGCGAACAAGACCACCGCGCTGGGCGACACCCTGAGCTTCGCCGCCGGTTCGATCGTCCTCGGCGCCACCTGAGCCCGAGAGACACCCGCTCGCCGCCCGGCCCCTTGCCGCAGGGGTCGGGCGGCGGGGCCCGTGACGTGGACGCTGGGGGCGCGCAATGGCCGTTCGCTGGAGCGCGTCCGGCCAGTCCTACGCCGGGACGACGGGCCTCCCCGCGTCCACCACGTGGTCCATGACGTGCTGGGCAAAGATCACCACCGACCGCAACCAGTTCTCCTGCATCGCCGGGGTCTACGACGGCACCGGCGGGGTCGAGCTGGCCACCGACACCGACGGCACGACGCTGCGCCTGTTCAATCTCGGCACCACGCTGGGGTCCGTCGCGCTCACCGTGGGCGCCTGGTACAAGATCGGCGTCGTCATCTCGGGCACCTCCGGGACCCTGTATGTCGGCCCGGACGGCGGCGCTCTCACCCCCACCTCGGGCACGATCTCCGCGCCGCCCGCCCCGAACAACTTCACGGTCGGCACCTCCGACGCCGCCGGGGACTTCTTCAACGGCTCGGTCACGAACGTGAAAATGTGGCAGGCCGCGCTCAGCTCCGGGGAGGTCGCGACGGAGCTCGCGCAGTACGACGTGGCGCGGACCGCGAACAACCTGCGAGCGCACCGGTTCATCGTCGAGGAGCCTGGCGACTACTCGGGAAACGGGCGGACCCTCACCGGTGGAACCGGGGCGACTCACGAGGCCGGACCGTCCATCACGGACCCGACCGGGGTCTTCGAGGACGTTTCCACCCCGCCCGTCATCCGGAGCAGCACCGGTGCGCAGACGTCCGTCGTCACGGCGTCGTTCACCCCGCCCGCCAACTCGGTCATTGTCGTGATCTGTGCGATGGCTCTCACCAGTGCCGGAGCGGCTCAACCGTTGGGCGCATTCGATTCCGTGGGTGGTGCTTATGCCGTAGCGGGGCACGTTGACGGAGAAGCAGTCAACGCCTACGGAATGGGCACCATCTGGTACCGAGACATTCAAACGTCGCCCGGGGCCATGACCGTTACCTGTACGCGTACCGGGACGTCCGGGGTGTCGTTGCCGGTCGCCGTGCGAGTCCTCCGTGGTGTCGGGCAGAACCCGGTTGGCGCGGTCAAGACGCACTTTGTGTCCGCTGCGGTAAACACGGGAACGTCTCTGGATAACCTGGTTACCAGCAAAGCCGGATCAATGGTCTACCTACTGTCGTGCATTGGGTTGAATACGCCCGTCTACACCCCGAATGCGGCCACGGTGAGCCTGGACTATTGGCAGAACGCCAGCAATGCCGCGACGACGATCATCGGTAAAGGCATGGGTCTGGTCGGCACTCCCGGTTCCACCAGTTATGGCTGGACCACCCCGGCCACGAACGTCCTGCAGGTGTCCTACCTGGCGGTCGAGATCACCCCGGCCGTAGCCGCCGCCGAGGAGGCGTCCCACACGCGCGCGCTATCGCTCATGCGGCAGAGATGAGGAGCCCCGATGGGTGACGTCGACAGCACCGCCGTATCCGGCGTGGAGGTGCGGTTCTACCGCCGAGGCACGCTGAGCACCGACTCCTGCGACCAGTACGTGATCCCCGTCGCGGACCGGATCACCAGCTACCGGGGGCGCTGCTGCACGTTCGTCACGGCGGGCCGAGCGGTGGCCGCGCAGAAACTCGTGGCGATCCACAACGCCACTTCCTCCCTGGTCTACGTGAACGTCAACCGGATCAAGGTCGACGTGCTCTCCACCGTGATCAAGGCGATCAACGTGGTCCCGCCGGTGATCAGGATTCACCGGTTCACCACGCTACCTACCGGGGGCACCGCCCTGACCAAGGTCCCGCTCGACACCTCCCTGTCGTCCAGCGCGTCGGTGACCCTATGGGGCGACTCGTCGGCGGACAACGCGGGTGCGGGCACCCCGTCTGGCACCACCCTGACGATCACCCCCGGATCGGTGATGGACCAGGTCTGGGCGCCGCGGTTCGTCACGGCCGTGGGATACGAGCCGTTCGACCTGGCCGCGTTCTTCGTGGGCGACCCCGACATCAAGCTCGGGCCGCTGGAGGGCGTGGTCGTGTTCCTGGACCAGGCCACCGCATCCTCCGGTAACCCGGCCACCGACCGCTGGCTGGCCACTGTGGACTGGGAAGAATACACCAGACCTTAGGGTGTAAGTGGAGGTGTGGTGTGCCGAATGTCGACACGTCGGCGCTGGCCGGGCTGGAGTTCGACGGCTACCGGCAGGGCGCGCTATCGACGGACTCGTGGACCCAGTACGTCATCCCCACGACCGACCGGATCGTGTCCTACCAGGGGGCGGCGGCGACGTTCATCACCCCCGGCCGGGCCACCCCGCCGCAGTACCTGCTGTCGCTGCACAACGCGACCAGCTCCACCGTGCTCGTCTCCGTGTCCCGTATCGGGCTGCACCTCTACCGGGACACGATCAAGACCATTCTGGTGATTCCACCCACGATCCGGGTGCACCGGTTCACCGCGCTGCCCACGAACGGGACCGCGATCACCAAGGTGCCGCTCGACAGCTCGCTGAGCTCCAGTTCGTCGGTCACCGTGAAGGGCGATGCGTCGTCCGACGGTGCCGCGTCGGCGTCCCCGCTGGCCGTGACCGTCCCCGCCGGGACCGCGCTCACCCAACTGTGGGCGGGTCGGGGCGCGGTCTCCGCGACCACCGCCTCGGGCTACGAAAAGCTGGACGCGGTGGACGGGGTCTCCGAGTCGGACCTGATCCTGCGCCCGCTGGAGGGCATCGTCGTGCTGCTGGACAACTACGCCGCCACCACCGGCAACCCCCTGCAAGACCGGTGGGTCGCGGACGTCGAGTGGGACGAGTACACCCGGCCATGAGCACCGAGGAGGGCTGACCTATGCCCATCCTCCCCCTTTTTGGGGCGCCCCCGGCCAACCCGAAGGTCGCCACTCTCACCGACACGTTCGCTACCGAAGACTCCGCGAAATGGGATTACAGCCCCGCCGAGCTGGTTGTTTCCGGCGGCACGCTGGGCATCACCAAGGCCGCCGGAACCACCGCCCTCTACACCCTGATCCCCTACGACCTGACGAGCTCCGAGTTCGTCATCGAACTGGTCAGCGTGGGCGCCACCTACCAGTGGATCGAGCTGCTCAACGCGGCCTCCACCGACGGGGTGCTGTTCACGGTGACAGGCGGCAACCTCGTCGCCGAACGCCGCGTCGCCAGTAGCGCCACCACAATCCTGTCCAACACCTACAACGCCACGAACCACCGCTGGCTCAAGATCGCCGCCGTCGGGACCACGGTCAGTTGGTACACCAGCCTCAACGGGTTGAGCTGGACCCAGTTCGGGTCGAGCTATTCCGCGGCCTTCTCGATCACCGACCTGTACGTCGGAATCGGCGCCGGTAACGGGGGCGGCACCACCCAGTGGGACAACGTCAACAACGCCCCGTCGATCCCCACTCACGCCGGCGCCGCCACCCTGGGCGCGGTCGCGACCATGACCTCGGCCGGGACCGTCAACCAGCTGGGTACGGCGAACCTGGCCGCGGTCGCCACGATAACCGCATCAGGCAAATTACCCATTGAGACTACAGCGGTACTTTATCCAACTTCGGTAGTTAGTACTACGGGATCAACGTGGACTAACACAACCAACGCTCTTGGACCAACAACAGGTAACTTCGCAACCCTGACGACTACGGGTGGCGGGGACATGTACCTGACTGGCTTTGATGCGCAGGCAGCTATTGATGATCCAGGAGCTACCGTCACTCAGGTGGACATGACGGTCGGGACGTGGGTTTCTAACGTCGCACGGTGGTACAGCACAAGGGTCAACCTCGCTACTGGTCCTTCTCAAGCAGAGCGAATCGGTGGCATCAACGTACCTACGCTTTCCACGGTAACTACCTATACTGAGACGCTCCCCTTAACTGGGGCACAGTGCCCGACGTATGCACAACTGGCTACTTTGCATGTTCAATACGATGCCTTTAAGAATGGCGCGCAATCGGCAACGGCAAACCTTGACTTTGTCGGCCTGGCCATCAGATACACTCCGAGTGGTCCGCTGACGCACCCCGGTGCGTCCACGCTGTCGGCCACCGCCACGCTGACCGCCGCCGCCGACCCGGTGTTCATGCCGGCGGCGGCGACCCTGTCCGCGGTCGCCACGATGACCTCGGCGGGTGCGGTCACCCAGCCGGGCGCGACCACCCTGGGTGCCGTCGCGACCATGACCTCAGCGGGCGTCAAAGCCCAGCCGGCAGCGGCAACCTTGGGCGCGGTGGCCACCCTGACCAGCGCGGGTGCGGTGAGTCAGCCCGGCGCGGCGAACCTACCCGCCGTGGCCACCCTGACCTCCGCCGGTCTGGTGACCAAGCTCGGCACCGCGAACCTGCCGGCCGTGGCCACCCTGACGAGCGCGGGAACCGGCGGCTACTTCGGCGCCACCACCCTGCAGGCCGTCGCCACCCTGACCTCCGCCGGCCTGGTGACCAAGCTGGGCACCGCGAACCTGGCCGCGGTGGCCACGATGACCTCCGCCGGCTCGACCACCGTGATCCATGCCGGCGCCGCGAACCTGACCGTGGTCGCGTCCCTCACCAGCGCGGGTCTGGTGACCGAGCTGGGCGCCGCGAACCTGCCCGCCGTGGCCACCCTCACCTCGGCCGGACTGATCACCAAGTTGGGGGTTGCGAACCTCGCTGCCATCGGTACTCTCGGCGCCGCCGGTTCGGTGACTGCGGTGGCCGCAACGGCCCTGTCGGTGGTCGGTTCGCTGACTATCGGGGGCGCCGTCACCGTTCTCGGCACGACCACGCTGGCGGCGGTCGGTTCGCTTACTTCCGCCGGCGTGGTCACCCAACTCGGCGCCACCACCCTGCCCGTCGTCGCCACGATGACCAGCGCAGGCCTGGTCACGCTGCCCGGTGCCGAGAGCGCCCTGGCCGCCGTCGCCACCCTCACCAGCGCCGGCCTGCAGACCCGGTTCGGCACCGCGAACCTGGCCGTGATCGGCACCCTGAGCACCACCGGTGTGATCGTCAAGCTGGGGGTTGCGAACCTCACTGCCGTCGGTACCCTCACCTCCGCCGGCTCGATGACAGCGGTGGCCGCTACGGCCCTGTCGATGATCGCCACCGTGAGCTCCGCAGGCAGCGTCATCGTGCTCGGCACGACCACGCTGGCGGCGGTCGGTTCGCTCACGTCCGCCGGCGTGGTCACCCAACTCGGCGCCACCACCCTGTCCGTGGTCGCCACCCTCACCTCGGCCGGTCTGGTCACCAAGCTGGGCACCGCGAACCTGACCGTGGTGGCCACCCTCACGAGCGCGGGTACCGGCGGCTACTTCGGGGCCACCGCGCTGGCCGCCATCGCCACGCTGAGCGCCTCCGGCGTCCTGGGCAAGCTCGGCGCCGCGAACCTCGCCGCCGTGGCCACCCTGAGCGGCTCAGGGGCTGTCACGAGCGTGGCCGCAGCCGGGCTGGCCGTCGTCGCCACCCTGTCCAGTGCTGGGATCGTCACCGAGCTCGGTGCGACCACCCTCGCCGTGATATGTACGTTTGCCTCCGCCGGGACTGTGACAAAGCACGGCGCCACCACCCTGGGCGTCGTCGCAACCCTGTCCGCGGCGGGCGGCATCGCCGGGCAGACCACGGTCGCGTTCGTTGCGCTCGGCTCCCTGACCACCACCGGCCTGGTGACCGTCCTCGGTGGCACCACGCTGGGCGCAGTGGCCGTGTTGACCGCCTCCGGCACCGTGGCTGTGCTGGGGGCGGTCAGCCTGGCCGCGGTGGCCACGCTGTCCTCCGCCGGCCTGCGCACCCAGCTCGGCGCCGTCAACCTGACCGCGCTCGCCACGCTGACCTCGACGGGCCTGCAGACCCGGTTCGGCACCGCCAACCTGGCCGTGGTCGCCACCCTCACGAGCGTCGGGGTCCTCGCCAAGCTGGGCACGGCCGCGCTGACCGTGGTTGCCACGCTGAGCGCCTCCGGCGGGGTCGGTGGGGTGACGGGACCCACCAGCCTGGTCGTGGTGGCCACGCTGTCCTCGGCGGCCACCGCCGGCTACCTCGGGGCGGTCTCGCTGGCCGTCGTCGGCACGCTGAACGGCGCCGGGGTCGTCACCGAGTTGGGTGCCGTTTCGCTGACGGTCGTCGCCACGCTGTCACCGGTCGGTCTGGTAACCAAGTCCGGTACCGCCCAGTTGCTGGCCGTGCTCACCCTGTCGGCCGCTGGTGGCGTGGCCGGGCTGACCACCACCATGCTGCTCGCCGCCGCAACGTTGACCTCCACGGGTCAGCGCATCTCGCCGAGCGCCGCCACGCTACTGGCCCTGGCCACGCTCACGGCTGCCGGCGGCGTCACGATCTACGGCGTCGGCTCCCTGGGCGCCGTCGCCACGTTGCTCGCCGCCGGCATCGCCGTAGGCCCCGTGAGCGGCATCTTCACCGCGATCGGCACCCTGACCGGCACCGCTATCGCCTACTCGGCCGTGCTGCTGGCGGTCGCCACCATGTTCGGCTACATCCGCATCGCGTGGCCGCCCACCGCAGGACGTCCGCACGTGCGTCCCGGTGTGCGGGCGGGGGTACCGCTCGTCGTAACTTCCCGCGCTGGACGACCAGTGTTAACGCCCGGTCCGCAAGCCGGTCAGCCGGTCGTGCTGTCGCCGAGCACCGCTCAGCCCGATCTTGTTGAACAGGCCTTGGGCGGCACCCCGGCATTCGTTTAGCTCTCCCCCACTACCCGGTGGCGGCCGTCGTGCCCGACGGGATGTCCCACCACCGGTTGCAGATGGCCCCGCGCCACCGCTTGAGCTCGGCCCCCTCTTGAAGGCCGGTGCTCGCGGTCGGCGCGGGGCCGATTCTTGCGTTCTAGCTGGTCACGCCCCGGGCTGCCTGGGCTTCCCGGATCGCCCGGGTCAGGTCGCCGGCCTCGACGCGGCGCAGACACTCCAGGGCGGCCTCCCGGGAGTTGGTGTCCCAGTCGGTGCACCGACACACCCCAACGATGTGCCCGACCTCGTGCAGCATCTGACACTCCCGGTGCGCGGCAGTCAGCAGCCGAGACCCAGTGCCGGCGACGATGTACTTGGGCTCCATCCGCTCGGCGTAGGTCGGGTGCAGGAACCCCCGGTCGCCGTCGAGGATCCGCTCGGCGCAGGACAGGCAGTGCACGTGGACCGGGGTCGGCACCTTAATCGCGTCGTCGCAGATCGGCGCATCCCACAGCCTGCCGAAAATCATTGTCATATCGGGTGCTTCCTCCCGTTCCGTTTCGGTCTTCGGCGCTTGCGTGGCCGGTTCTTGTGCGGCATCGAGGTGATGGTGTCCGTCCACGGGCGGCGCAGGTCACGGCATGGCTCGCCGGCGACCATCCCGCAGTCCGGGCAGCCGAGGAACTGGCCCCAGTATCGACGCTCGGCGTCGGAGCGGGGGTTCAACTGGGTCCTCATTCCCAGGCCACCACGATGGCAGCGCCGACCCCGCCGCCGATCGCGATAGCGCCGGAGAAGATCGCGAAAGTGGACCAGTGGAAGGCCTCGCACACCGCGTACCAGGCCACCGACAGGACCATCGCGAACACGCCGGCGATGCTGGCCCGGGTGAGCTTGGTCATCGCTCGGCCATCCACCGATAGGGGACGTCCCAGTCGATGGCCCCCTCGGCGTGCATCGCGTGCGCGACCCCCTGGGCCAGTGCGGCCTGCACCGGGCTGTCGAGCGGGTCGGTGGACATCGCGTCGACGAGCTCACCCACCCAGCCGCAGGTGCACGTGGGCTTCCAGGCGGTCAGCCGGGTCTGGTAGATGGCAGTGGTCTGATGCAACATCACGCCGCCACGGGGTGTCGGGGAGCCCTCCCAGCGTGCACGTTCGCCCGGCGGAGCCACCCGGGCTCGTCGGTGGTCAGGTGCAGGAGCTGGGCCAGGGCCACGTCGGGGTCGGGGAGGTGCCCTTCGCCGTCGTGGAGCACCGGGTGCGCGCAGAGCTGGCCGGCGGGTCGGCGGGGCTCGACCTCGGTCGGGTCGAACCAGTCCACGTTGCCCATCGACCCCGGCCGGATCCGGTACAGCCCGCCCTCCGAGCCGACGACCAGGAACGTGCGGTCCGCCTCGTAGCTGGCCCGCTGCGCCTCGTTGAGCAGCCCGAGCAGGGTGGCGGCGGCTCTGTCGACCGCCGCGGTCCGGGCCTGCCGCCGCTCGGTATACAGGGCGCGCACCTGCTCAGCGTCCTCCCAGGTGATGTCGTCGTTGCCCACCTGACGCGACTCCCAGCCCCAGTTCTCCCGGGGGTCCGGCTCGCCGTAGGTGAGCACGAGGTGGTCCCCCGGGTGCAGGGGTGGGTTCGGCTCGAAGTACCAGGTACTGCCGGCGTCCACGGTGTAGATACCGGTCGTGGTGCTGTTGCTGGCCGTCCTCACCGTGACCGTGGCCGTGCTCGTGGAGGTGTTGGCCCAGGTGATTGTCGGGGGCCGCACCCACGGCACGTCAGCCGCCGACGGTTTGCGGTGCCATCACAATGCGTCGAGCGGTCGGGTCGAACTCCCGGATGACCGCCCCCCGGTTCCCGTCGGCGTCGAGCCGGTAGGACAGGTGGCCCTTGGCCTTCTGCTTGGCGAACTCCAGGCGGGCCTTGTTGACCTCATCCGGGTCGCGCGGGTTCCACTCGATGGTCTTGTCGCCGGTGTGGTCCAGGATGGTCAACTCGTTGAGTTGGTCCAGCGTGGTGGTCATGATCATTCGTCCTCTCGGTTAGCGTGCGCTCGCTGGCGATGGACTTCGACGTGCTGTTCATGCTGGAGGTAGCGGGACCGCACCGCACTGTGGGACATCCCCACCTCCTGGCCGATCTTGTACCAGCCGTGGCCCTCCTCTCGGAGCTTGACGATCTTCTGGGTGTCAACGTCGCGCCGCTTGCGCCGGCCCGGTCGCCGCAGCGGCACTCCGGCGTCGCGTAGCCAGCGGAGCACGGTGTCCGCGCTGCAGCCGAGCTGGACCGCGATCTCGGCGGCGGTGTCCCCCTTGAGGTAGAGGGCCACCGCCTGCTCGCGGGCCCGCCGTGATCTCACGCGACGTCGCTGGCGGGCCGTGGTGAACCGGCGTCCTGCCAGCGCTGCCACACCTCGCGGGGGATCTGCCCGTTCTGCCGGATCTCGATACCCTCATTGGCTGCCCACGCCCGGACCGCCCAGCGGTCCTTGGGGTCGGTGCGGACCCGCTCCTCGGCCGGGTTCCCGCCGGGCCTGCGCTTGGGACCTCTCGTGCGCGTGGCCAGCTTGATCCACTGGTCCATGGCCTCGCGTAGCTCGGCCGCGCACTCGTCACACAGGTCCATCTTCCAGCCGGAGTCGTCGAGGCCGAACGCGTGCTCGGACGCCGGTTCCCGCTCGTCCAGGTCGCAGATGATGGTCAGCCGCCGGGCCATGGCTACGCCGACGCCTTGGCGTTCTCGACGGCTTCCCGGCGCAGTTGGCGGAAGCTGACACCGCGCATCGCCGTGGTGCCCGCTGCGCTCTGAATCGCCCGGGGCCGCATCCTGCCCTGACCGGACTTGCCCAGGTAGCCCTTCTTGTACTTCGGGTAGGCCCGCACCAGGAACATGGCCGTGACCACATCCCGTCGGTGCCGGACGTCCCACTCCTCGACTCGAAAGACCTTCTCGCAGACGCCGCAGAGGATCCGGCGGACGAGGAATCCCTCGGGGGTGACCCCCTCGAACCGCATGCGCTCGGTCTTGCTCAGCATCTCGTAGGTGTGCCGGCCGCGGGATCGGCACGCGAGTACCTCATCCGAGGCCTGGGCCACGTAGGCGTCGACCTCGGCCTGGTCGGCCCAGATGGCGTGCCCGGAGGCGATCAGTTGCTCGCCCTGGATCGACGGCAGGGCCACTCCGGGCTCGACCAGCCGCACGGATTTCTTCTCGGTCATCAGACACCCATCCTGCGGACGGCGACCTCGATCGCCCACATGTCGGTGAGGGCACGGAACCCGGGTAAGACGCCGCGGTCCAGCTCGAAGTTGTGCTCCATGGCGCTGTCGAAGCCGTACCAGGTGGGTAGGTCAGTCCCGCGGTGACTCTCCACGATGTTCGGCCCGAACAGCGTGGTCAGCCCGAGGCCGTAGGTGAAGAACAGTTGCCCGAGCACGCAGTAGTTGGGGTCGCCAAGGCTGAGGTTCTGCAGGTGGATCGAGCGGGCCCAGTCCGGGCGGTGCTGGTCGAGCAGGGACGCACCACGTTGGGCAGCGGCTTTGTAGTCGGTGATGGTGGGTAGCTGTGGCCCGAACACCGAGGTGGGTCGGACAGTCGGCGGGGGTGGAGCGAGCGTAGTGAGGCTCACACAGTCTCCTTGGGAGCGAGAGTGACGACATCCGGGTGAGGCGGGTGCCCCACGCCGGGCGCACGCTGCGCGTCGAGATGGCGCAACAGCGCGTAGATGGCATCGGCGTGCGATGAATGAATACCAGGTACCGGAAGCAGGAGCCGACGCGGCACCTGGTCGCCCGGCATGCCGTCATCGGATTGGGTGCCGAGGAAGGCCCAGTGCGCGGGAGTGGCGAGGTAGTGGCGCTGGCGTGCTCGGCCGACGTGCTTGGGCTCCTCCATCAGATCGAGATAGCCGAGGATCTTGCCGTTGTCGCGGCGGAACACGCGGGTGCGGTGAGTGGAAACGCGGTGCAGACGCACGGCGTCGATCGAGAGGGACATGGCGGTGTCCTTAGCGGGTGGGTGGCGCTGACGGGTAGTGTAACGACCGCACGATATCATGCAATACCGTATGGTTCAACCTGCGATAACGTCGTCCGGAGGGGGGTCCACTACGACGTAGACCTCGTGCGCGCAGCGGTACATCATCACGGCGTCGGCCAGCGACAGCGCCGGGTCGTCCATGGCGATGAGCACCGCGTCGCTCACCCCGCGAATGCGCAGTCGGCCACCGGAGCGCTGCAGCTCGACATCGAGCCGCCGGAGCATGGTGAACAGCGCCGGGGTGGCGTCGGTGACCTCGATGAGATCCAGGTCGACCTCGCTGACCTGAGCCTCGTGGCACAGCTGCTGCAGGGTCTGGAACGCGACCGCCAGCGCCCGCTTACTGCTGAGATCACCGTAGAGGCGGGGCCGGATGCGCGCGGGGCTCATGACCCGTTCAACGAGTTCGCACAACAAATGGTCACGAGTCAAGGTAGCCGGGGTCTGGGGCGAGACGGGTGCCATGGTGAGGGGAGCTCATTCCTGTTCGGGGAAAAGGGCATGGGGAAATCGGGGTCCCGGGGGGTTAGTCATCCTCCTCGCGGGCGGCACTGAGTACCTCGTAGACGCGGCGGCCTAACCGCACCCGTAGACCCGATCCTCCACACCGCCCGCAGGGTCGGAAGGGTCGGTCCTTGGTGTCGCGCCCACTGAACGGCGAGTATTTCCGGCCTCGCTCGCACCGCGGGGCACGGCACTTGCGATAGGGAAACCACGCACACACAGCCACGTACAGCGCGAGCCAGATTAGCCCGAGCACCACCCAGGTTCCCACCGGGTCGCCGCTCATGGGCTGTCCACTCGCTGAGTGGGAGCCAGCGCCCACTCCCGGTCGACCTTGACCACCCGACCCTGAACGCGCAGTCGGCCCAGCGAGCGGGTGACGGCGTCGCGGCTGACCCCGAGCTGGGTGGCCAGTGCGGTGGCCCCTACGGAGCCCTGGTGGCGCGCTGGGAGCTCGCGCAGCACCTTGTCGTCCAACTCCGCCGACGACGCCGGGCGGGCCGGCAGCGCAGGCACAGCGTGCAGCACGGGGGGTGCTTGCGGAGCGACCGTGGTGCCGGACTTGCCGTCGTCGATGCCCGGGTTGGTGTGCCCGACCAGTGCGGTCATGGAGCCGGTGTCGAGCATCCCGCGGTCGCCGAGGTGGGCGAGCTCACCGAGGCGCCGGGCGCGCATGCGCGGGGACACGTAGTAGCCCTGGGCCACTCGCGGGGTGGTGTGCCCGACCCGGGAGTGCAGCAGGTGGGTGAACGGGGCCAGGTGGTTGCTCGCCCACCCGTGCTTGCGCTCCTCCCCCCACAGCGTCTGGGACTGGCGCGCGTCGAGGAACAGCCCGATGATGTTCTCCAACTGCGCGCGGAACTCGGTGGATCCGAAGTCGTGCTCGGTCGGGTTCTGCCCGGCCGGGATCAAGAAGATGTTGACCTTGCGGAAGCGCTGCGCGATCTGCCCGAGCGCCGTGATGACCGACGAGCCGCCCTGCACGACCAGCGCCGGCAGCTCGTCGATGGGCACGAACACCACCGGGAACTCCGCGCCGATCCGCAGGACGTTGCCGTAGTTCGGGTCCGCCATCTTGCGCCGGGCCAGCTCCTCCTCCCGGTACTCACCGAGCGCGAACAGACCCTGCAGCAGCTTGCGCGCGGCGTCGATCGTGCCGGCGATGGGGTAGGCGAACGCGGGCTGCCACACGCCGAGGGTGGCGAGGTGGGCCATGTCGATGCCCAGCAGCGCGTAGTGCCTGGGCTCCGCCGCGGTGATCCACATCAGCAGGGACTCGATCATCCCGGACTTGCCACTCCCGCGCTGGCCGATGACCCCGGTGCAGTGCAACAGCGCCATCCGCTGCTCGGTGGCGTCGTCGAGCACCCCGGTGCCCACGGTGAGCTCGTCCTGGGTGAGGTCCAGGCTGCCGATCGGCGGGCACGGGTGCGCGATCCGCTTGGACCAGGGGTTGCGCGGGACGATCCGCAGCGTCACGTGCCGGGCCGAGTTCTCGTCCTTGGCCAGCGTGCAGGCGCCGCCGCGGAGGCCGAAGCCCGATGCCAGCGGCAGCAGTGTGGTGCCCACGTCCTCGATGGTCTTGGTCGGCGCGAGCTTGACCGACAGGACCGTGACCTTGCGGGTGGACTGTTCGGGGAGCAGCCGCACCGTGGACTTCTCGAACCCCTTGATCCGCTCGGCGATAGCCGGCCAGCGGCGGACGAACCGGTTGACCGAGCGGCGCAGGCGTCGGTGCCACCACCACGGCGCCCCGAGCACCAGCACCCCGGCGAGCAGGGCGTACCACAGCGGGTCCGACCAGCCGTCCTGCACCAGCCGGGATGTCCAGGCCCCACACAGGGTCAGCAGCACCGCGAGGTAGGCCCGCTCGGTGGGTCGGTCGAGCACCCCACGGCGTCCGTCGTCCAGGGCCGAGGGGACCAGCCACAGCCACACGTTGCGCCACGGCCCGGACAGGTGCTCGCCGACGAACCAGATCACCGCGGCGGCGAGCAGGGCCAGCGAGATCGGCGCCGGCCACCACGTCGGCCACAGCGCGTTGACCAAGGTCCCGACCATGGCCAGGCTGATCGCCAGCCAGATCGGGATGAGCACGCCGCGCCATTTCCATAGCTTCCGCAGCGCCCAGGACCCCGCGAGCCCGGGCAGGTCGGATGCGGTGACGTGGCGCCGTTTGGACATGATCTACTTCTTCGCCTTCCGGATCCGCCGCAGGTACCGGAACCGAGACCAGGTCAGCTGGGTGAGCACCGCGATCAGGAACAGGGCGCCAGCGATGTAGAGCGCATTCGCCCCGGCCAGGTTCATGGTCGTGCCGGTGATGATGCCGAGGACGACGGGCGCGAGGATCCACGCCGCGTTCTCCCGCATCCCCATGCGCTGCGGGGTCGCCGCGGTCGCCCGCAGCGGACGCACCACCTGATCGGTCGGCGCGGGAAGGGGTCGGTCGTCGACGGAGCTGTCCACAGCATCATCCACACGTTGGGGATGGAAGTCGGGTGCACTCATTGAGCCTCCGGGCGGCGGTGTCGGCCGCTGCCCTTGGCCAGGGCTACCCAGGCCGCCCAGGTGCGTCGGCGCCAGATCACCCACCACGCCACTTCCTGGTCATCGGTGGACAGGAAGTGGCGGGGACGTCGGGATTTCTCCATCAGGTGCGCTCCTCGGTTGTCGGGTCACGCCGCCGCAGCCTTGCGATCGGCGCGTGCCTTGCGCTTGCGAGCAGCATCGGCGGCCTTGCGCTCGGCCGCTGGGTCGAGCACGTGCCCGTTGGTGGTCACGTCCACGGCCGGGGCCGCGTTGTCGGTGACCAGGTGGGCGAGCACGTGGATGAGACAGGTCGACAGGGCCGGCAGGAACGCGCCCATCGCGAACGCCACCCAGGCCCAGGCCCATCCGGGCGCGGCGTTGCTGGCGTGGTCGAGACCGACGCCGATCGCGGCCACCGAGGAGCAGGAGATGTTGAGCCAGCGCCCCCGCAGCCGGTCACGGTCCCGCGCGGTCACCCAGAGCACGGCGCCGGTGGCCGCGCCGATGTCGACGGCCCCGGTCAAGGTCCACTCCAGGAAGTCCGGGAAGCCGAGTGAGTCGCCGGCGATCCGGGTCAACGACACCGCGCTGATGGTGGCGGCCACCGCCGCGGACGCCACGGCCAGCACCACGACCACGACCACCCGCCGCGGTCGCCTCGGACCCTCGGGCTCGGGCGGGGCCGTGCTCACCCCGTCGTGCCAGTGCCGGCTCACGTGGGCTCCTCACGGAGCAGCCACTTCTCGAACTCCTCCGCGGCGGTCAAGATCGTGCCGATGCGCATGTTGTTGCCGGCGTACCCGATGGTGGCCGCGAGCAGGGCCATGGAGCGCACGTTGAGCAGCGTGTCGACGTAGAGGTTGCCCTCCAGGTTGTCGATCAGGGGTGCGTCTTTCACGGGGTGGGCTCCTGACGGACGTGGCCTCGGCCGGGTCGGTACTGCGGGTCGGTCCACCGACGCTGGATCTCGGGCCAGGACCAGAGGTCTTCACCGGCTCGGCCGCTCTGCGCGCTGGCCGCGGTGATCCCCATCCGATGCAGGGCCTTGGACACCCCGCTGCGGGCGAGCCCGAGCCGGGTGGCGACCTCCGAGGTGGGGATCAACTCGTCGCTCACGCAACGGGTCCGGGTTCACACATCGGGCGACGATGGCAGATCATCGGGCGTCTGGCAAACGGCCAGGTCATACCACAGGTTGCCGTGCACCCGGACCACCCAGCGCTTACCGTCCTCGTAGTCGCGCAGCCGGGCAAAGGTGTACTGGCGCAGCGCCTCCCATGCGTATTTCGGATCGACTTCGCGGCCCTTGAAGTCGTCGCTCTCGCTGTAGACCGTGCAGACCAGGTTCTTGTCCTTGATCGCCTGGATCTTCCGGGTGTGGCTGCGGGGGATGACCTTCATCGCGGCGTCCCGCAGCAGTCGGCCGGGTTGTTGCCGTGCGCGCAGCGCCTCCACTGCTGGTCGTGCGCGCGCCGGCGCTGGTCTCGCTTGACGGGGTCCGCGGTCAGCTCGGCCGCAGCACTACGCAGTCGCCGGTGGAACTCGGTTCCGGTCAGGTCGATGATCTTCATGGGTGGGCTCCTCGTGCTGGGTGGGTGCGACAATCCTGCCCGAGGATGCCCTACCGACGGGCGTTCTGCAAGCCGCCCACCGACCGGCGGTCCCGCGGACCCGAACGTACGAGTAGCGTCCCCGCGGTGACAGGGGCGCCGCAAGCGAGTGAACATGTGGTGATGTTGGACAACATGTGCTTGCATGGCGCCATGCACGAAACCAGCCCACTGCGGGCACTCCGTGAGGAAGCCGGGATGCGGATCTCCGAGTTCGCTCGGGCGATCGACTTCTCGCAACAGCACGTCAGTCGGGTCGAATCGGGGCGCTCGCCGGCCTCGGTCATCTACCGGCAGCGAGCCGCTCGTGTACTGACCGACAAGCTAGGCCGAACCGTGACGGTCGAGGAGCTCCAGAGCCCCCCGACTGAGGCTCCCGGCCGAGCACTCACCCCCCATAACCCCGTGCTCGGCCGGGAGCCCGCGCCGGCGTAACCCCTCACATGCAAGGAGGCCGTCCCCCGCCAGGAACGGCCCACCTTCTTGCACCTTCGACTCCACAGCCCCACCACTTGCGTTCTCTTGAAAGGCGTGCGGTGTCATGACCGACTATATGCGCGGCGTGTCGACCACGCTACCGCCGCGCGCTGGCAGTCGAGTGGATGCCACCACCTGCACACATCCGCTACCCCGAGTGGTGGAACTCAGTGTTGGTCCCGCCCATCGCGTTGCCCACCAGGCACCCCCGTCGCGGCGCCGCTCGAAGGCCGGACACGGACAGTGGCCACCGCCCGCCGTGCCCGCCCAGCGGTACGCCCGGGTGCGAGGCCGGCACAGCACCCGTCGCGAGCCCGGCGTGCTCGTCGAGGTCGCCGTCACCACGGGGCTGGTCGTCCTGGCCGCGCTGTTCATTCACCCGGCCGACGCAACGGAACCGCCGCCGGTGGCCGATGGGGTGACCTCGGTCGCGCCGCACTACGTCTATCCGATGCCCACCTGGTCGCCGCGCACCCCGGTGCTCGACGCCTCGTTGAACCCGTGGAGCGCCTGGGGGGTGACGACGTGAGCTGGACCGGAGGACGACTGCCGGGCTCGGTGTACTCGCGCCGCCGGGCCCGCCGGGTGCTGATCGACGGTCGGTGGGTCGCGGTGAACGCGCGGCGGCACAACCGGCACACCGTGATCAACCACGGCTGCGAGTGTGAGCCGTGCACCGAGGACGCCCGCCAGGCCCGCGCCGAGCGCTGGGCAGCTGACAAAGCGTCGCGAGCCGCACCAGTCCGAGTAGGAGAACTGGTGCGGCGCGCTTGACACTACCCACCCATTGGGAGTGACCCCGCCCGGGGTGCGACCCACACAGCAGGGCGACCCGAGCATACCGGGTCAGGAAGGAAGACAGCATGAGGATCAACGTCTACCACCACGAGATCCAGTTCATGGCCACCCGAGCGGTGTGGCTGACCAAGACCGCCGACACCGGCGACAACTTCTACGGGCTGCGGCTGCCGACCGAGCCGGAGCTGATGCACCAGCCCGGGGATGACGACTCGGCGGCGGTCACGCTCTGGGTGCCCTGGACGCGACGCGGTGGTCACGACACCCGCGAGCTGCGCGCTATCGCCGAGAACATGATCCGGTTCTGTGACTGGGTCGACGAGCATGAGACCGAGGAGGAGCGGCACCTGGCCAACTTGAACCGCACGTAACACGAGGCGGGCGGGCCGGGCCCAGCTCCCCAGCTGCCATCGGCCCGCCCACCTCGTGCCTTCCTCCTCATTCACCCAGGACGCCCGGGGGCCATAACCCCGGACATCCGTTCGCGAGAGGTTGCCTACATGTCCAGCTCGCTGGTACCCCGCGGTGCCGGTGGCCAATCGTACGGTCATCCACAAGCCCCCGCCTCCGGGTTGCGCTCATGACGGACACCACCCCGGCGCCGGTCGTGCGTCCCCGTCCCGAGACCCGCTTCGAGCAGCTGTGTGCGGAGTACGACCGGCTCAAGCCGCTGGTCGTGCAGTACACCGCGGAGCTGAAAGCGGTCACGGACGCGCTCAAGATCGAGATGATCTCGGAGCAGCCCCACGCCGACCGGATCCTGCTGCACAGCCAGTTCCTGGCCACGCCCCTGCAGCTGTTGCACACCACGGCGTGGCGGCTCGACTCGAAGCAGCTCAAGCGCGACCTCCCCGAGACCTGGGTCCGCTACGCCACCCAGTCGTCGAGCTGGCGGTTGGAGGCAGTCACCGAGTGAGCAAGATCGACGAGTTCATGAGCGCCGCACCGGCTCGGCTCAACGGCAACACGCTGTGGGCCAGCCGGTACGCCCATGAGATCAAGCGGGTGTTCCTCGACCACGCCGCGCAAGCTCCCCGCTCCCTACAGGATCACCTCGGCCCCTCGGAACTCGGCGCGATCTGCCACCGCCAGGTCGCCGGGAAGATGGCCCTGCTCCCCCGCACCAACCACGTCGTGGACCCCTGGCCGTCGATCCGGGGCACCGCGCTGCACGCCTGGGCGGCCGAGGCCTTCCTGGCTGACAACGTCCGCTCCGGGCAGCTGCGCTGGGTCGCCGAGCAGCGGGTCACCCCGCACCCGGACCACCCCGGCACCGCGGATCTCTACGACGCCGTGGAGCAGTCCGTCGACGACCACAAGTTCCTCGGCGAGACCTCGATGGCCAAGGTCCGCAGCACCGCCGGCCCCGGTCGTGGGTACGTCGTGCAGCTGCTGCTCTACGCGCGGGGCTACCGGCTGCTCGGCCTGCCCGTGCGCCGGGTGGTGCTGCTGGCCTACCCGGCCGCCGCCAGCTCGATCGACGGGCTCTACGTGTGGGAGCGCGAGCACACCCCGGCCGACGACGACCTGCTCGCCGAGGTGTTCGCGCAGACCGACTACCGCAAGCAGTGGGCCATCGCCCTGATCACCGGGCAGGCCCAGCTCACCGATGTGCCGATGAATCCCGACTCCGAGGAGTGCTATTTCTGCCCGTTCTATCGGCCGCAATCCGCACGAGACGGTGGACCCGGATGCCCCGGGCACGCCGGCAAGATCCAGTGAACAGAGAATAGGAATCCAGCCATGACACAGCCGCAGTACCCAGCGCAGTTCCCGACGGCTCCGGACCAGCAGGGGCAATTCCCCCAGGGTCAGATCCCGAACGGGCAGGTCACCTATCAGCAGCAGCCGGCGCCGCAGTACGCCCAGCAGTACGCCCAGCAGTACGCTCAGCCGCAGGGCTACCAGCAGCCGCAGGGCTACGTTCAGCAGCAGCAGCAGCAGCCAATGCGGCAGCCGCTACCCCAGGGCACGTTCGAGGACTTCTTCGGCCAGCCCACCGTCGGGTTCGGCCCGGCCCTGTCGTTCAAGGGCGCCCCGATCGGCCACCAGTACTCCATGGTGGTCGCCCGCGACGTGGTGGAAAGCGACGTCGAAGCGCAGACCGTGCCCAACACCAACGGCATGCAGATTTCCACCTACCGGGACGGCCGCACAAAGTGGCTGATGAAGGTCCCGGTGTACGTGCCGACCAGCGAGGCCTATCCGGACGGTCGCGCGCAGCTGTACGTGGCCGGGCAGATGCGCGACGAGCTCACCCGCGCGATGGGTGCCGCCGGCGCCGAACCGGGAGCGCCCAAGGCCAACTGCGGGATCATCGTGACGCTGGTCGCCCGGCGGCAGATCCCGAACGTGGACGCCAAGGCCGCGACGTACCAGTGCCAGTACTTCCTGCCCGAGGGCCAGGCCCCTGTGCAGCAGGCACCCGCGCCGGTCGCAGCGGCCCCTGCGCCCGCTCCGGCACCTGCACCTGCTCCGGCACCTGCTCCGGCACCTGCTCCGGCACCTGCTCCGATCCCGCAGCAGGCACCGCCGCCGCCGGTCCAGCAACCCCAGCCGGTCATGCAGCAGCCCCAGCCCCAGTCGGTGATGCAGCAGCAGCCACCTCCGCCGCCGCCCGCACCGGAGCCCCCGGCTGACCTGAGCCCGGAGCAGAAGGCACTGCTGGCCAAGATGACGGGCCAACCAGCGGCCTGACGAATACGACCGCCGGTCCGGGAGCCGATCCCCCGGGCCGGCGGTCCCCCATCTTCGGCAGGAGGGATCCCGCGTGCCCGCCACGATCGTCGGCGAGATCACCCACGACTGCGAGCGCATCATCCTGATGGCCGCCGGGTGGGATCACGAGTGCGCGCTGGCCAACCAGCAGCTCCAGCTGCTCACCCCGCTGTTCTCCAAGACCGACCCGCCCGGCGGGCTCTGGGTGCCGGCCACCTGGACCGCGGTCGCGCAGCTCTCGCAGACCTTCGGCGCCTGGTGGAAACCCGGGCCCGCGCTGACCGAGTGGCTCTACGAACAGGTCAAGGCCCGCACCCAACGCCCCGCCGAGCTGGCCGTGACCCCGCCGGCCGGGCTGGTCCCGCGCTCCTACCAGGTCGAGGGCGCGCTGGAGATCGCCGCCACCGGCCGGTTCCTGATCTTCGACGAGCAGGGCACCGGGAAGACCGTCACCGCCATCCTCGGCCTGGTCGAGCGCGCGCACGCCGGGCACTCGGTGCTGCCGATCGTGGTGATCTGCCCGGCCAGCGTCGTGGACTCCTGGGTCGAGCACTTCACCGCCTGGGCCCCGCACTGGAACACCGTGGCCTGGACCGGGACCCCGGACCGTCGAGCGCGGCGGATCGGCACCGCGGACGTCTACGTGACCAGCTACCAGACCGCCCGTCGGGACGCCCCGGCCGCGCCCAAGCCGAAGGGCCCGCTGGTCCGCCTCGGCCCGGTCACGGTGGTGGCCGACGAGGTGCACCGGATGAAGAACGCGCACGCCGCCCAGTCCCACGCGGCCCGCCGGATCGCCGCGAACGCGGACAACTTCGTGGCCCTGTCCGGCACCCCGATCGCCAAGCACCCCGCGGACCTGTGGCCCGCCCTGCACGCGTTCGCGCCGGGGGCCTGGCCGAGCAAGGAACGCTGGGTCAACCGCTACTGCCAGTCCCTGCCCGGGGACTACGACTCCTCGGTGCTCGGCCTGGACCCGCGCCGGGACTTCGAGTTCCGCACCACGATCCTGGGCCAGCACCGCCGGGTCGCCAAGGCCGACGTGCTCGCCCAGCTGCCCCCCAAGGTCTACAGCGTCCGGTCGGTGGAGCTCCCGCCGGACTACCGCGACGCGTACGAGCAGATGTGCGACACCATGCTCGCGGACATGCCCACCGGCGCCGAGCTGTCGGTGATGGACGTGCGCGCCCGGGTCGGGGTGCTCATCGCGATGGCCTCGGCCGACTGCGACATGGAGATCACCACCCAGGTGCACGTCGATGACTCCGGCCTGGAGTACGAGAAGGATCACCGCCACATCATCCTCAAGAACCCCAGCTGGAAGGTCGACGCCCTGCTCGACGTGCTCGACGAGCGCCCTGACCAGTCGGTGCTGGCGTTCGCCCCGAGCCGGCAGCTGATGATGCTCGCCGGTGAGGCCGCCACCGCGGCCGGTCGCAAGGTCGGCTACGTGGTGGGCGAGCAGACCATGCGCACGCGGCGCGAGACCGTGGCCGCGTTCCAGGCCGGCGAGCTGGACCTGATCTGCGCGACGACCGGCGCCGGCGGGGAGGGCATCACGCTGACCGCGGCGAGCACCGTGGTGTTCCTGCAGCGGCCCTGGTCCCTGATCGAGTCCAGCCAGTCCGAGGACCGCGCGCACCGCATCGGCTCCGAGGTCCACGACAGCATCGAGATCATCGACATCGTCGCCAAGAACACTGTGGACACCGCGATCCGCTCGGTGCTCCGGGCCAACGCCGGCCAGCTCGCCGACCTGGTCAAGGACCCCCGGATCGTGCGCCAGCTCCTCGGCGGCACGACCAGCACCCGCGCGATAGCGGCCGAGCTGGAGGCGGTGAGCTGATGGGCGACCTGGTGAACCACCCGGCGCACTACACCTCCAGCCCGGCGCGGTGTAAGTGCGGCCGACGCATCGAGTGCATCGACGTCATCGAGCACATGTGGCACAACCTCGCCACCGTGATCAAGTACCTGTGGCGGGTCGACCTCAAGGACAACCCGATCCAAGACCTGCAGAAGGCCCGGTGGTACCTGGACCGGGAGATCAAACGTCGGAAGAAGCGGCGGCCATGAGCGCCCGGCTGCTGGTCGTCGGCGCGGACCCGGGGAAGACCACCGGGCTGTGCGCCCTGCTGTTCGAGAATCACGTGCTCGTCCGGTCGCTCGTGCTCCAGACCACCGCCACGTCCGTGGGTGGGCTGACACGCGGCCTGTTGTCCCCGTCCCTGATTTTGGCTCCGGACTCGCGGCGATCCAGCCAAAATGGATGTACGGTACATGCAACTGTTCTGGCGATCGAGCGGTTTGTGGTGGGTCAGCGTGCGGCACGCTCCCAGCACGCCGCTGCCGGAAGAACCACCCGCGAGCTGGTGGAGGAGCTGCGCCACGTCGGCGCCACGGCCGGGGCCCGGGTGGTCTTGCGCTCGGCCGCCGACGTCAAGCCCTGGGCCACGAACGCGCGCTTGCGCGCCGCCGGCCTGCTCGGCCACCTCACCGGCTTGCCGCACGCCGCCGATGCCTGCCGGCACGGTCTGTTCGCTGCCGTGAACGACTGCGGAGTCCCTGACCCGCTACGAGGTGCCCTCACATGACCACTACCGAGCTCGATGCCGCCCAGCTCCAGGCCCTCGACATCGCCCGCGAGCTGGCCCGCGCCGGCGTCCCGATCTTCATCGCCTTCCCGGACCCCGACCCCGCGTCCAAGACCGGGTTCCTGCGGCCGAACCGCTGGGAACAGATCCCCGCCGATCCGTCCATCGTGGACCGTTGGGAGCCCGGGATGGCGCTGTGCGCGGTCATGGGCCACGGCCTGGACCTGGTGGACTTCGACTTCCGCAACGGCGCCGACGTCGCCGCGCTGGGTGAGGCTCCGCCGCTGTCCTACGGCACCGCGACGACCCCGTCCGGTGGGGTGCACTCGTTCATCGCCAGCTTGCAGGCCGGCTCGCGAGACAACGTCTACCCGGGCATCGACCTCAAGGGCGGGCTGCCCGACGGCACCTCCCACGGGTTCGCCTACATCGCCCCCACGGTGCGCCCGTCCAAGGTCACCGGCGAGCCGACGGCCTACCGCTGGATCACCCCGCCGGACCTCGACGCGCTGCGCGCCGGCGGCGACACCAGCGGGCTCACGCTGGCCGCGCACGTCCGGGAGCTCCGGGCCGGCACCGCGGTCGGGGCGCTGGTCGGCGGCCCGGACTGGTGGCGGACGTTCGTGCTCTCCCGAGAGCCGCAGTCGGCCGAGGCCGCGCACCGTGCGATGGACGAGAAGCTCGCCGAGGTCGCGACCTACAACCCGGTCGGCGGGCTCGGGTTCCGCAACGCGCTGCTGCGCGCGTCGATGACCCTGGGCGGTTACGTCGGCGGCGGCTTCCTGGACCGCGACGAGGCCGAGGGACGGCTCTGTGCGGCCGTGAGCGGGGTCTGGGGTACGCCGGACACCGACGACCTGCTCTGGATCCGCCAGGGCCTCGATGACGGCTCGCAGCGACCGTTCTACGTCTACACCCGCGAGGACGAGGCCCAGTTCTCCGCGGCGGCCCAGGCGGTGGCCCAGGAGGGCGAGGAGGAGCCCGCCGACGCGCCCCCGGACCCGCCGTGGAACGTGTGGACCGCGCTGAGCCCGGACTACCCCTTCGACCCCAGCCGAGACGGCAGCGACCAGGGGTTGGCCAAGGAGGTGGCCGGGCGCATGTTCCCGGTGCTGCGCTTCGCCCAGGACGCCGGGTTGTGGATCAAACGCGAGCCCGACGCGTGGGTGGCCGACCCGAAGGATCTCTCCGGCTGGATCGTGGCCGCGCTGGCCGAGCTGATGCCGCTGGGCTCCACCCCGATCCCGGCGGCGGCCGGCGAGCGTACCGAAGGGCACTGGCAGGCCGTGCGCCGGGCGATGTTCCTGTCCTCGGCCGGCGCCGGGAAGGTCACCCGCAAGCTGCGCGACATCCTGATGTCGGACAACGCGGCCACGCTCAAGGTGGCCGAGCTCGACACCAACCCCGAGGTGCTCTGGGCTGGGCGCGTGCCGTGGAACCTGCGGGAGAGCGGCGAGGTGCCCACCCCGGCGTACTGGATCGACCCGAACACCCCGCACCTGCACACCGCGCGGTGCGCGCCCAACCCCGACGTGCCGACCCCGGCCTGGGACGCGTTCCTCGCCGGCGTGCTGCCCGACCCCGAGATCCGGGCCTGGGCGCTGCGCGTGCTGTCGGTGGCGCTGACCGGCTACCCGACCGCGGTGGTGCCCATGCTCTACGGCCGGGAGCGCTCCGGGAAGACCTCACTGATCGAGTTCCTGTTGCAGACCGTCGGCTCCTACGGGCACGCCGCGAACGCCAAGCTGCTCGGCGACAACCGGGACCACGACGCGATCATCTACGACCTCAAGGGCCGCCGGCTGAGCTTCATCGACGAGGGACCCAAGCGCGGGCACGACGCCACCGAACGGCTCAAGCAGCTCACCGGCGGCGGGTCCATGACCGCGCGCCCGATGAACGGCAACCCGGTCACCTTCGCCCCCACCCACACCCTGGTGATGACCACCAACACCGAGCCGACCCTGACCGACCCCGCGCTGCGCGCCCGGATCCGGCTGATCCCCTGCAACGCGCCCGAGGCCACGGTCGCGCCGCTGTGGGCGCGCCTGGACCGTGCCACCCTGGCCGCGGAGGCGCCCGGGATCCTGGCCGCGATGATGCGCGAGGCCGCCGCATGGCTGGCCGACCAGACCACCGCCACCCTCTCGGCTGCCCCGATCACCATCCGGGGGATGGCCGAGGAGGTCGCGCACGCCCAGGACCCGGTGCGCGAGTGGGTGGAGGACTGCACGGTGCCCGCCGATCCGGGCACGCCCGGTCGCACCCTCTACAACCACTTCGCCGAGTGGCACCAGCGCAGCCCGGTGTACCGGAGGATGTCGGTCGCCACCATCACCGCGTTCGGTCGGACCCTCACCGACATGGGTTACCCCTCGGAGAAGATCAACGGCAAGTGGCACCGCCCACTGTCCGTGCTGAGCGGACCGGCGGGCATCGCGCCCTGGGAGCCGCTGCCAACCCGCCACGTGGTCCGTGGAGCCGAGGGGGTCACCGGGACGATCAAGGAATCTGGCGGGTCTGAGGCGGGTTCTGGCGGGTCGGATCCCGAAGCCGCCAAAAAAGATCACCGCAGCTCCCCCTACGTTTTCGACGGTACTGTTGGCGGGTTGGCTAGTTTTACTAGGAAAACAGGAGAAAAAAACACACACCCCCCAAATAGCCTAGTACTCCCAGAATCCCCAGCAACCCCTAGGGAACAAGCCGCCAGCCCGCCGAAAACACCCTCCAAAACCGGGTCTGACCTGCAACGATCCGACTTGGCGGGACCGGAAAATCGTCCCGCCAGCCCGCTCGACCCGCCAGAACCGCCTGTTGATCTCCCCGAGGGGCCGGCGCCGTCACGGAAAGTCACCAACACCGCGGTGGCTCGGATGGCCGACGAACGGGGCATCACCAAGGCCGAGGCCCGGGTGATCCTCAAGGAGGCCAAGCGGGTCGCCGACGCGGCAGCCAAGGCACAGGCCCGGCTCGACGCCATCGCGGCGGCGGCCGGCGAGATCCTGACCCTCCCGGTGGTAGTGGATGCCGAATTGCACGTGATCCCGACCAGCGTCGAGCAGGCCGCCGCGGTGGTCCGCTCGGCCGCGGGGCGCACCACCGGCGGGATCACCGTGGACGTCGAGACCACCGGCTACCCGATCGGGCACGTGCACTACGGGCTGCGGACCGTGCAGCTCGGCGACGAGGTGGCCGCCGCGGTCTTCCACCCGATCGACCACGCCGAGGCGATCCGGGAGCTGCTCGCCGAGGCCGGCAGGCTGCACGCCTTCTCGGCCACCGCGGACCTCGTGCCGCTCGCGCACGCCGGGCTGCTCGACATCGAGGCCGGCTGGGACCGGATGGTCGACACGGTGATCGCGGCCAAGCTGGCCGACCCCGCGTCCACCGGCAACGACTCGACCGGGCTCAAGGAGTTCGCGCCGGCGGTGCTCGGCGACACCGCGGTCACCCCGACCACCGACGCCGCGCGCACCGCGCTGTTCAAGGTCGGCGGCTGGCTCAAGGAGACCGAGGTGACCACCCCGATCGAGCGCTCCGGCTGGGCGCAGGTCGACTCCCGGTGCGCCACGATGGCCCGCTACGCCGCCGCCGACGTGCTTGACACCGCGGCGTTGGCCCGGGTGCTGCCCGAGCCCACCCCGGCGGTGCTGGCCCGCGAGCGGCTGGCCCAGCGGATGACCGCCCGGGTCACCGACGTGGGGGTGGCCCTGGACGCCGCGCACGTCGCCGAGCTCACCGCCACGCACACCGCCGCGCTGGCCCAGGCCACCGCGGCGGTCTGTGCGTTCGGCGTGGACAACCCCGGTTCCGACGCGCAGGTGGGGCAGGTTGCGCTGCGCCTGGACGCCCGGCTGCCGGTGACCAAGACCGGCCGCCCCTCGGTGGCCAAGGGCGCGCTGGAGCCGCTGGCCAAGGCCGAGGGCGAGCTGGGCGCGTTCGCCCGCGCGGTGCTGGAGCACCGTCACCACGAGACCGCGCTCTCGTTGTTCCTGCGGCCCTACGCCGAGCTGTGCCGTGGGGACGGCCGGGCCCGGCCGACGATCTACACCCTGGGGACGGACACCGGAAGAATGTCCTGCGTTCGACCGAACCTGCAGCAGCTGTCCCGGGTGGGCGGGATCCGGGCCTGCATCACCGCGGACCCCGGCCAGTTGCTGATCTCCGCGGACTTCTCCGGGGTGGAGCTGCGGGTGGCCGCCGCGCTGTCCGGGGACGCGGTGCTGCGCCAGTTCATCGCCGACGGGCGCGACCTGCACTGGGAGGTCGCCCGGCAGGTCTTCGGCCCCGAGGCGACCAAGGACGATCGGTACATGGTCAAGCGCGGGGTCTTCGGCCGGATCTACGGCGGTGCGGTGCCCACCCTGGCCGCGCAGATGGGTACTTCGCAGGCCATCGCGGCGTCCATGGTGGACTCGCTCGACGCGATGCTGCCCACGCTCAGCGCCTGGTCCGCCACGGTCCGGGCGGGAATCAAGGCCGGGCACACCCAGTTCGAGACCACCGCCGGGCGGATCATCCACCTCCCCCGCCGGTACCCGCACAAGGGGCCCAACTACTGCATCCAGGGCACGGCGCGCGAACTTCTGGTGGATGCGCTGGTGCGTTGGCGCGATACCCCGTGGGGGCACTGCACACTGCTGCCCGTGCACGACGAGCTGGTGGTCGCCGTCCCCGAGGCCGAGGCCGAGCAGGCCGTGGTGACGCTGGTCGAGTGCATGGCCGGCGAGCTGCGCGGGGTGCCGATCGTGGCCGCGCCGGCGGAGTCCGGGCCGTCCTTCGCCTGGGCGGACGCGGCGTGAGCGCGCACGAGCCGCACGTGGTGGTGATGAAGGTGCTGGTCCGCCACGTCGCGGGCTGCACGGCGACCGAGGAGGACATGCTGGAGTCGGTCCGCCAGCAGGCTGCCGAGATGGCCGCCGAGAACCTGCTCACCGTGCTGTGGGAGCCGATCCTCGTGGGGCCCCGCCAGTGGCGCGACCCCGCGAGCAACCGGCTCATCACCGTGGACGTCTACGAGATCGTGGCCGAGTGCCCCGGAAGCCTCTGAGAAGGAGCCTGATGATCGACGCCGCTATCGACCTGTCCCGACGCTGCCGCCGCGCCGGCCGCTGCCCCGACCACGAGCGGCTCCCGATCCCCGGCACCGACGCCACCGCCCGGGTCGGGGCACTGCTGGAGACCGAGGACGGACTCTGCCGCTGCTGCGAGACCACGGTCCGGCAAGCCGTGCGCGAGCTCCCGATGGACTACGCCGAGCTGCACACCATCCTCGGCACCACGCCCGGCAACGGGATGGGCGAGCGGCTCTCGGGGACGCGGGAGCGGCCGATCCCGATCCGGGTGGCCGTGGAGGCGCTCATGGTCGCCCTTGACGACGAGGTCGAGTTCTGGGCGGGGGCCATCGGGCCCTGGGACCGCCGTGCAGCCGCCCAGAGCCGCCCAGGAGCGCGCATCAGCCGTGGGGTGGGGGTTCTGACGCGAAACTGGGCTACGTGGCTCTCAGCCGGTTTCTATGAGCAGCCGGTGTGGGCCGCCGACGGGTCCCCGGTGATCGACCCCGCCGGGTACTGGCTGACCCAGTCCGTGGACGGGCTCGGCGGTGCGCTGGCGCTGCTGCGGCTGCACGAGCTGGTCCGGATCCTCGCCGCCCGCACCGAGCTGGTCACCCGCAAGCCGGCGCCCTGCCCGAGATGCCAGACGCAGACGTTGACCCAAGCTAACGGCACGCTGACCGTGGAGTGCGCCCGCTGCGGCACTCGCTGGACCCACGAGCAGTACCACGAGATGTGCCTGATCATCGCCAGGAGCTACGCGGCGTGAATGGGGTGGTTTCGTGATTTCTGTAGGTCCGCGGGATCTTCCTGAGCTGCGTCAGCGTTTGCTAGACGATGTACGGGTTGGCACTATGCTTTGTATTTTTGCCAAGTGGACGATGCAGGACTGGTATTCCATGGAGGAGCAGCCATATACGGATGCGAGGATGAATGTGGCTGTGGAATCAGTTATCCGCTGCGCGGGGCAGGCGCTTGAAGATGGTAACCTTAACTACATAGGTGGTGGGTTCGCGGAGTTAATAGATGCCGCTGCGCCGTCGATGCCTCCTACGGGTTTTTCCCTCGCTGATATGCCTGCGCTCTATGGGCTGGTCGTGTACGGCAGACCGTTACACGGTGTTCAGTGGCTCGTCTTGTGGAGCACGATGGTGGTGAAGGACAAGGGTCCAATTGGTGCGATAGTGTTTCCCTTTATGGATGGCGCGTCGTATCAGCGTTATCAGACTACACAGTCGATGGCGGACCCGATTTATTGCGAGGACGGCACTGTACCTGCGTTCGTACCCTTCGGGACGGTGTTTATGCCTTGGCAGGTAGCGCCACCAGAGGATTGTTACTTTCCCGATCCGGAGCAGGTTGATCTGGACGACCCGGAGATGTGGCGTTGGTTTCCGGGCGTGGTGTCGGTGCGGTTGGTTGCGACCTGGAATCTGATGCGTCAGCGGCTGGTGGTCGAGCGCACGGAGCACCCCGATCGGGCGGCCCGGCGCCGGCTCGATCGCGCGGGCGTGGCGGACACCGCCGACGCGCGGACCGTGCGAGTGATCTCGCTACGGAATCCCGATCCGGAGTCGAGGCCCGTTACGGGGACATCGCGGGAATATCATCATCGGTGGATCAACCGCGGGCACTGGCGGCAGCAGTGGTACCCCTCGATCAAGGATCATCGGCCGGTGTGGATCGCGCCGTACGTGAAGGGCCCCGCGGACGCCCCGCTCCTGGGGGCCGAGCGTGTCTACTCGTGGAACAGGTGACGGGTGATCATTGCCGACCCCTGGCCGTGGCCCGGGGACACCGCCACCGACCGGGCCCGGCGGGTGGCCGGCTCCTACCGGGAGGGGCTGCTGGTCGCCGACCCGGTGGCCTGCGACGGCCTCGACCAGCGCATGCTCCGCCTCGGCCAGCACTGGGTGGTCCCCCGCCGCGTGGTGCTCGACCTGGAGGAACGGGTCACGGTCGACACCGCCGCCGACCACGTGGGCCGCTCGCCGGCGGCCGTCTACAAGTGGATCTCTACAGGGAAGCTGACCGGGCACCGCGGCGTCGACGGCCGGCTCCGGGTGCGGCTCGGCGACGTCTACGACACCCAGCGCGCACTACGCCAAGCGCGGTCAGGTTGACGTGCGCCGTTTGACCCTCCACGATGGTGCCCGGCACACCTGTGCCCTCACGGCGAGACGCTCCCCGCAATCCTCGCCGCTCCTCCACAAGGAACGGCGGTCTATTCGCCATGGTCATCACCCTGATACTGCTCATCGCGGGGCTCGTGTGCTTCCTGATCGCGGCCATCGTTGGCCACGCCCATCACCCGGCGGAGGGCCCCGGCCCGGCGTGGGGTCGGACCAACTTCATGGCGCTCGGGCTGGCGTTCTGGATCATCACCGCGATCATTGCGGCGTTCCCGAGCTAGCGGGGTTCCAAGGGCGCGCGGTCATGGCCCCGGCGGATGGCGCGTTTCTCCCGGAGCGCGATGGACTCCCGGAGCATGGCGCGCATCAGCGCGGCCACGTTGCCCGGTCCCTGGGCGGTGGGGAACTCCACGTCCGCGGTCTTCTGCAGCCACTCGATCATCCAGTCATCGTCTCGACACTGGAGTTTCTGCCGAACTGGGCCAGGTCTGGGCATGTGGATGACACTACACTCTTGGATGCCACTATGACGGCAGAACTGCTGGTCATCATCCCGACGCGGGGCCGGGCGGCGGTGCTGCCGGCGCTCTGGGCGAACTGGGTGCACTACACCGACCCGGATCTGACTGACCTGCTGTTCGCCGTCGACGACGACGATCCGGACCTGTGGGAGTACCTCGGCCGCCAGCAGGAGGGCATCGGGGACCGGTGGATGTCCGGGCCGCGGGTCCGGATGGTGCGCACGCTGAACCACAGCGCGGTCACCTGGGCACCGCACTATCGCTACGTCGGGTTCCTCGGCGACGACCACCGCCCGCGCACCCCGGGCTGGGACCACCGCATGGTCGAGGCCCTGTCCGGCGGCCTCGGTGTCGCCTACGGCGACGACCTGCTGCAGCGCGAGGCCATGCCGACCGCCGTGGTGATGACCTCCAACATCGTGCAAGCGCTCGGTTACATGGCGCCCGGCACCATGACCCACCTGTGCGTCGACCTGGTGTGGAAGGCCTGGGGCGAGGCCCTGGAGCGGCTGTTCTGGCTGCCGGATGTGGTCATCGAGCACGTGCACCCGGCCGCCGGCAAGGCCGAGCTGGACGCCGGCTACGTCGAGGTCAACTCCGCGGAGATGGTGGCCGCGGACAGCGCCGCGTTCTACGCCTACCGCGACGGCACCGAGCAGGACGGGCCCAGCCTGGCCGCCGACGTCGACAAGCTGAGGGCGCTGCTGTGACCCGGCAGCGGCTGCGGCCGACCCACGAGCCGACCACCCTGGCCGCGATCTACCCGGTCCCGCACGACGCCTCCCGGTGGCGCGACCACCACGTCCGGGTGGCGGCCACCATCGCGCTCGGGCGGGGCTACACCCACCGCGAGGGCGGCGCGGTCACGGTCGCCGACCTGTCCTGCGGCAACGGCGCCATCGCGCAGGCGCTCTGCGACAGCCCGGTCCTCGGCGACTACGCCGAGGGCTTCGGCTACCAGTTCCACGGCATGATCGAAGACACCCTCGTGCTGCTCGACCCGGTGGATCTGTTCGTGTGCTCGGAGACCATCGAGCACCTCGACGATCCCGGCGCGGTGCTCGCGCAGATCCGGAAGAAGACCGACCGGCTGCTGCTGTCCACCCCGCTCGATGCCTGGTACGACAGCAATTTCGAGCACTACTGGGCGTGGGACCGGGAAGGGGTCGAGGAGCTGCTCCGGGGGGCCGGGTTCGGCAGCGTCGACGCGTTCATCCGGTTGGAGATGCCGTCCTGGGGGCCCTATACCTTCGGCATCTGGGCGGTGTCGTGACCTCCGCGGAGGCCCCGCGGCGGTCGCCGGCCACCGACGGGATCACCCCGGACTACGGGGTCCGGCCCTACACCCAGTCGAGCCCGTCCTACCTCGACACCGTGGAGAAGCGGAAGATCCGCACCGCGGCCTACCGCGCGGCCCGGCTCTACCCGGGCCCGGTCGGTGAGGTGCTGGCCCGGGAGCTGCTGAGCTGGGAG